AATGAAGAACAAACATTAGTTTTGGAAAATCAATTAGTAGAAATAGACGGTAATAGAGATAAGTCTTTAATAAGAGATTTTGCAAATAATATGAGGGTTGGTGATGCTCAGGGTCTTAGAGATTATATATCTACTATTGAGTGTGGTATAGACATGAACATTGAAGTTAGGACTCCTGGAGGTGAGTCCGTTCCCATGTTTCTTCCCATTACACCAAGGTTTTTTTGGCCTAACTCCAGAATATAAGTCAGGATTACTTGAAGAAATTTATATATGTATAAAACATCTTGGTATGACGTATCAAGATGCTTTATCAACACCAACGCACGAAAGAAAATTCTTTATATTAACACTTATTAATGAAAATAACAAACAAAATGAAGAATCTCAAAAGCAAATGGAAAGGCTTAGAAATAAGGGCGCTAAGGGCACTAGGTCTTCAAGAATTGGTGGTGAGCAATTAAAATCAAAAATGAGAAGTGGAGAAATACCTAACTAATTAAACTTGTTAGGTATTTTTTTTTATTCTATATATTTATAATAAAAGAATATATCTATGAAATTAGTTATTACTGAATCACAATATAATAGGGTTTTTAACAAAATTAAAACTAAATTAGTTATCACTGAAAGTCAATATAATAAAATATTGTTGGAAAGTAATATGACTAAAACTATTAGTAAGATAGAAGAGGGTGATGCAATTAAGTTAATTGATAAGAGTAATAATGAATTATTTTTTAAAGTTTTAGAGGCTTTTAGTGGAAAAATAATCATGATTAACTGCAATGATGGAGTTATGAAGAATAACTTTTATTACATGGGTAGTGATAGTTTAATCAATAATAGTTTGAAAGTTAAATTTAGACATTTAAAAAATATAAAGGATAGTAGTAACCTAGAAGGTATTAAGTCTGAAATTGACAGTTGGGCTAAATCAACTTTTAAGAACATAAAGTCATTTGAAGTTTTTGAAGGTGCTGGTAAAGATTTAAATTGTAATTTGGGTTCTAAATTAAAACCTAAATTTAATGTTAATCCAGAAACTGGTGTTATTGAGGACCCTGATAGTGGTAATGAACCTGATAATGAAGAAGAAGGTAGAATAGAAGATTATAAGAATGACTTTTTAAGTGAAGTTGGTAAATCTAATAGGGGTGAGTCATATAATATGGAATTTAAGGACGGTGGATACCTTAATTTAATTGTCGTTAATAAAGGCGCTGGAGTTATTTCTTTTGAAATTAATGGTTCTTCTACTGGAAATGAAGGTGAAAGGTATCAAGAACTTATTGGTGATTTAATTGAATTAAAATTACACCCAGATGAGCTAGAGGTTAAAGTTAATACTGTTAATAATAAAAATACTGGAAAACCAAATTATAATTTAGATTATTTAAATGTTAAAGTAAAAAGATATTTAGGTGGTTCAGAAGAAGATGAAGATAAATCAAAGTCAGAAAAGATGATTATTCACGGTGTTGATAATTATGTTTCAAGTAAACTTAAAAAAGATTTAGAAAATAAAGAATCTGAAGAACTAAGTGATGAAGAATTAGAAGACCAAATAAAAAACTATACAAAAAATGATAAGATTCTTAGAAAAGCTTTATGGAACAAACCTAATTGGATTCTTGATTTACTTAGGATAAGTAAGGAGAGGGGTATTTTACCAGCTGATGATAGAATTAGTAGGTGGTATGATAGAGCTAAAAAATATAGAAAGATTAATAGAGAATTTAAATTTAACACTAAAAAAACTTTTGAATTTACTCAATTTAGTGTCACTAATAAAGATATTTCAAAATTACCAATGCAAGAAAATAAGAAGTATGTTGGGTTGGTTAGAAAAAAAGGTACAGATGAAATTTATCCTAGAATATCCACTAATTTCGATATAGATATAAAGACTAATGAATTTCTAAAATATAATATATTCATAACTAATTTAATTGAAGATAATGATAGATTTAAAATTTATGAGATTAAATTAAAATATAGAGACGAAAACTCCAAAAAATATACTGATGTTGGTACTGGTAAAGTACTAATAGATAATAGTAATAAAAAAGAAGATAAAAAAGATTAATCCAAAATAGTTTATTTAAATGGCTGATGATTTTGATAAATATAATGAAATGTTTGGCGAAGCCGCTAGGAATTTAGACAAAATACGTAAGGGTTCTAAAGAGGTAGAAAAAAGTATTAGTGCTTGGTATAAAGCATCAAGAGATATTGCTGAAACTCAGAAAGATATAGCTAATATTGAGAATCAGATAGAGGCTACTAAAAAAGAATTATCAACTTTAGATGAATTAAGAAAGAAAGATGCTGCTAAATTAACCGAACAAGAAAAGAAAACATTAAGAGTATTAACAGAGCAAGAAAAATACATTAAAGGTAGATTAAAATACCTTGAAAGAGAAAATAAAGAGAAGAGAGAAGGGTTAAACAATCTAAAAGAGTCAGTTAAGGAGGCTAATAAATTAAAATCTATAGCTAGGTCAACTGGAAGCTTTGTTAAAAAGTGGGGTTGGGATAAACTAAAATCATACGGGATATTTGATATGGATAAAGCCATACGTAATGCATCTCGTAGTATGGCTCTTGGTAATAATCAATTTGAATCTTTTTCTAAAAATTTATCAACAGCTGCGGATAGCACTGTAATGATGGGTGTTAATGTAACTCAGTTAGCTAAAATGCAACAGGGTTATAGTAAAGAAATTGGTAGAAGTGTTAGGCTTACACAAGGAGGACTTAAAGCTATGGCTGGATTGGCTGAAGGTACTGGACTTGGTGAACAATTCGCAATAGGTATGGCTTCAGCAATGGATAACTTTGGAGTTGGGGCTGAAGCTAGTGCTGATTTGGTTGAAAAGACTATGAATATTTCTGGTCAGATGGGTGTTAATGGACAGGCCGCTGCACAAGCATTACAAAAGAATTTAAAATTAGCCCAAAGATATAACTTTAAGGGTGGTGTTAAGGCTTTAGGTAAGATGTCTGCTGATGCAGTTAGGCTTAAATTAGACATGGATGGTATTGCTGGATTAGCCGATAAAGTTTTTAGACCAGAAGGGGCAATAGAAATGGCCGCACAATTATCAGTAATGGGTGGAGAGTTCGCAAAACTAGGTGACCCTATGACACTTATGTTTAAGGCTAGAAATGACTTTGAGGGCTTTGCTAAAGATATTGGTAAGGCTACGTCTGAATTTGTTGAGTTTAATAAAGAGACGGGCTCTTTTGAGGTGATGGGTGGTCTTGCTAGAGATAGGATGAGAGAGTTATCTAAAATTACTGGTATTAGTGTTGATAAGATGCAAGAGATGGCGGTTCAACAAAAGAAATTGGAAACTATTGGTGGTATAACACCAGTTAATTTTGAAGAAAAGGATAAAGAATTTCTGTCTAGTATAGCCGAGTACAGTGAAGATAAAAAGGGGTTCACTATTAATTTAGGTGGTCAAGAAAAATTAATTAGTCAATTAAGGGCTAGTGATTTAGAGTCTATCAGGAGTAAAGAACAAACACTTGAAGAAAGAGCTGAAGCTTCTAGAAGTTTTGATGAAACTATTAAGGATTTAATGATGTCGCTTAAACAAATACTATTACCTGTAGCTCAAGGACTTAAGAAGTTTGTTGGTGACCCATTAATTAAACTACAAAAACAATGGAGAGATGCTGGGTTTTATGATAGCTTAAAATCTTTTGCTAAAAGTGCAATTTCTTTAGCTGGTAGTATAGCTAAATTTATTATAGAAAATCCAATTAAGTCATTAATTGGTGTTTTAGGTGGTTGGGCAGCACTGAAAGCTGCTACTTGGATATTCAACGGAAGAATGCTTAGATTAGGATTTAACATGGGTGGACCTATGGGTGGACCTATGGGTGGTATGGGTCCTGGAGGTGTCGTTGGTGGTGGTGGTGTAGGTGCAAGTGGTTTATTTAATACTAGAGCCACTGGTGCTGGTAGTGCAATGAGTAGAGCGGGTATGAGTAGAATGGCTATGGTTGGTAAAAACTTTAGAGGTGCGGCTGGTTCTGCTGGTGCTATTGGTGGTGGTATTTTAGCCGCTGGGTTTGCGGGTTATAATGAATATCAAGAGAATAAAGCAATGGGTCTAGATGGCGCAGAAAATGCTGGTAGAACCGCTACTAAAGCTATTAGTGCTGGTCTAGGTGCTTGGGGTGGAGCTGCTGCTGGAGCTGCAATCGGTAGTGTTGTCCCTGTTATCGGTACTGTTATTGGTGGGCTTATAGGTGGGGCTATTGGGGCTTATGGTGGTGGTTCGTTAGGTGAATCTATAGGTGACGCTGTTTATGGTAATGAAAGAGAGAATGCTGGTGGAAGTATGGGTTATAGTAGACTGCCAATGAACGATGGTATAATAGAATTTAACCCTAAAGATAAATTTGCTACTATAAGTAATGTTGGTATGGGTGGTGGTATCCTTGCAGCATCAACAAGTCAAAATCAATTAAATACATTAGTTGATAACGCCAATTCTAACGGTATTGTAAATCATAAATTTGATAAAATAGATATAAACCTTAATTTTAAGGGTAATATAAATGAATCAACAGCTAAGGAATTTCTAGATGTTCCTGGTATGAGTGAAGCACTAACAACCGCAATAAACGAACAAATAGCTGGTTCACAAAATCAAAATAAACCATCACCACAACCATTTTCGGCTTAATTAAAAAAAAAATACTGATTAATAGTTGCTTTTTTGGTATAATGTTATTATTTTTGTATTATATATATAATATATAGTATATAATTAATAATATATAGTTAATATAATAGTTATAATATATAATTAATAATATATAGTTAATATAATAGTTATAATATATAGTTAATATATTATTCTAAATAATCACAAACTTTTTTTTTATTCAAAAACTTATATCTTAATATAATTAAGGTAAAGATTTTATATCATTTATTTTAATAAAATTTCTAGTACTTTTATATTTATAATAAAAGATATAATATGCCAAGTAGTATAAATAGTTTATCACCTACATTTAGAGATTTATTACTTAATAGAAATATAGTCACTGATACTATATCTAATAATGGATTAACAACCCTACTAAACGGTATAGGTACTCCAGTTAATCCATCAACTCAACCAGAGATAATACAACCCTCAGAAGATATTGAAGTAATTGGTGTTTTTCATAGAGAAAGTGATACAATAGTTAATAAATATCAAGGTTCATTATCTGATTACGAACAATATAGTGTAAACTATTTACCAGGTAATAATAATACTACAATAGCTGGAAACCCTTGGAATAATGGTATTTATGATGTTAATGGTTCAGCCGCTGAACTATTACAAGCTAATAATGATTTTATTCAAGTAAATACATCAAATAATGCTTATTTAGATACTAGTCAACAAACAGTTTCTGATATATATACTAATCCAGTTAATTCTCAAACAGGTTCATACAATGATTCAGAAGCTGAATTAATTGATGAAAGTAATGGTTTTTTAGAAACAAATGTCGTAAAAAACATGTATTCAGATGAGGATTCACAAATACCAACAATAGTTAGTTATAATTCATCCACACCTAAAAATGGTCCATACTCTCCAGGGGACACTAATTCTACTATAGGTGGTAGTTTAGCCGAATCAACTAGTAATATATTAGGTTCTAGTAGTGAATACTTACAAACAAACACATCTAACAATATTTACTTAGATGTTGATAAACAAACACAGGTTAATATTGAATATAAATCAGTAACATTTCAAACTGGTTCTTATTTAGATGAAAACAATAACGTTAACGTTGGTGGACCAGATACACAACCTTTTGATATCGCTAGTAGTTTACTAAATGGTGGTGGTGTTGGATTTGACCCTAACGGTGGTGGATTAGTTTCAAATGCTGATGTTAGAAGCTCATTAAGCGGTAGAATACTGACAGCAAGTGGCGTTATAAATGATACAAGATTAGGTCAATTGTCAGCTGGATATTTAGCAACGGCTATAGGTAATAATATAGCATTTGAACTACAAGAAAATACAATTGGTAAGGTTAATACAAATTTAACCAGTCTCATAAAAGGTGGTAATTTAATAATACCAAACTATAAAATAACTGTTGGTAGTGGTATACTAGGTAAAACTGGAGATTTATTAGAAAGAATGACTGGCGCTAAGATACCACTTAGTTTACTAAAAACATCAATATTTGCATCTGAAAGTGGTTGGGATACAGGTAATATATCTAGAGCCAATTCAATGCTTGAAAACACTGGTAAAGGCCAAATACTACAAATGTTTAGTAATTTGAACGCCAGTACCGACCCATCACTAATTGGGGATAAAAGAAATGGTTTTACACCACCTTTAAAAAATGATAAAACTGGTATAGGAGTTAATAAAGAAGATTCTCCAAGTGGTAGTTCATATATCTATGAAGACCAATTAGCTGATGGGACCAATATTATAAATAATGGTCCAGCACAATTAATAGGTGGATTCAATGATGAATTTGAAGGAGATGTTTTAGCATCAACTAGCTTTGGTTTTGGTAATTTAAGTTCATCTCAATTTGGTGAGTTTGGGAGGAAGCAAGGTGTATTTTCATGGGGAGATACTAACAATAATTATGAAGCACTTTCAGGTGTTAGTTCAACAGATGGTGGAGAAGGAATAAGTTTCGCCCTTAAAACTGAAAACCCAGGAGAGAGCTCGGCTAATAACTTTAAAAACGTAAATAGTTTATTATATAAGACACAAGAGTTATTTAAAGAAGGTAGAATGAAAACACTTGTATCTGGACAAGGTGTTAAAAATGAAACCACAACACAACTACAAATATCTAGAAAAGGTCTTATATCTAAAGGTTCTGGTGTATTAAGTGCTGACGCTTTATTAGGTGGTAATTTAGAACCACATGAAGTTTTTTGTAGAACATGGTCTACATTTGATAGATATGATAATAATCTAGATTTACAAAAAAGCTCTGGACTAATAGGTGGTGAAAATGGAGAATTCCCAAATAGACCATTTGGTAGAGCTAGTTTAGACGCATCGGTATTAGATAGTACTGGATTTGTGAATATAGGTCCAACTACAGATGATGAAGGTAATATTAGTGATATAAAAAGATTTATGTTCTCAATAGAGAATCTAGCATGGGCAGATGATTTACAAAAATTAATGCCTTCTGAAAAGGGGCCAGGAGACCCGTTAAGTGGTTTAAGAGGTAGAATTATGTGGTTTCCACCATATGATATAAGTTTTAATGAGAGCACTTCAGTTAATTGGGACAGAAGTAATTTTATAGGTAGAGGAGAACCACTATACACTTATAATAATACTGAAAGAACTGGTTCGCTATCTTGGAAGATAATTATTGACCACCCAAACTATTCTAATTACTTTCCAAAAGATTGGGGTAATGATGAAATAACATCTTTTTACGCTGGTTGCCTTGAATATGAACCAATAAGAGAAGTAATATTAACTCCAGAAGAAAATGATGAAGTTGAGATAGACCAAAATATAGAAGTTGAGGAAAAGGTTGATGAGCAAGAGCCAGAAGCTGTATTATTTAATATGTACTTCCCTAATGATGTTGGTCTGATTAATGATAAATACGAAAATGGTCTTAGTGGTACAACAACAGCAGATACTATTAATTACTCAGTAAACCCAACTGGTGAAGGATTTGGTATAGGTGTTTATAAATCTGGACCTCAATCCAATGGTGCATATAGTAACAGAAAATATACTGATAAAACTAATTTTGGTCTTAACGGTTCTAATAATAAATTTAAAATTGGTGATAAGGAAATAAATGGATACCAAGATGATATTTTTATATCAACACTAAGTGAATATATGAAAAACGAGTGTAAGTATTGTAAGATATTCTTAAAAGGTTATGCTAGTAAACAAGGTCAAAATAGTACAAAAAATCAAAAGCTATCAGATAATAGAGCTAATGAAATAAAAGACTTTCTTAAAAAAGAAGTATTAATCGGTGACACTTTAGGTGATTCTAGATTCGAATTAGTTAAAGGTTTAGGTCAAATAAGTAGTAGTTCTTGTATCGCAAACGGAGCAACATACACCAAAGCTTGTAAAAAAGACAGATATACTGAAATTAAAATAGAATATGACCCAAGTTTAAAACCAAAAGAAGAAGCGGTTGAGGAAAAAAAACCAGAAGTTAAAAAAACAAAAACAGTATCAATACCAAAAGGTAGATTTTTTACGGAGACTCATTATTTTAAAAAGTTAAAAGAAAGTGATGAATTTATCTATAGAGATATAAGAGATAAAATAAAATATTTTCACCCTTCATTTCACAGTATGACACCAGAAGGATTTAACTCCAGGCTTAATTTTCTACATCAATGCACTAGACAAGGACCTACAACAAATGGAGTTGGAAATCCTAATAATTTAGCCTTTGGTAGACCACCAATTTGCATACTTAGAATTGGTGATTTTTATCATACCAAAATAGCAATTGACTCAATGACATTAGATTATGAACCATTAGTATGGGACTTAAACCCAGAAGGTGTAGGTGTTCAACCTATGATTGCTAATGTAACAATTAGCTTTGCATTTATAGGAGGGTCTAGTTTAGAGGGTCCGATAAATAAATTACAAAATGCAATATCATATAACTTCTATGCTAATACTGAGATATACGATGCTAGAGCAGATAGAATTACTATTAACAAAGACTTACAAGCAAATGATGAAGGTAAGGGTTATGGGGAATTAGTACCAGGAGAATCACCAAATTCACCAGTAGTTAAGTTAAAAAATAATGAAGACAAAGAAGGGTTAAATGATATTGATAAAGACCAAGAAGCAGTTGCCGACAATGAAGCTAATAAACCAGAAGTAGCTGAAGAACCAGAAAAAAGTGAGGATTATAAACACCTTAAAGATATTGTATTAGTTAATTTTTTTAATGATGATGATAAAATAATTTCATTTAAAGCAAGTGATTTAGATTTTCTTAGTGATGGGTGGAATTATAGATTTGGTGTGAATAACGGAACTTCAAATATAGCCTTAAAAAATGGCCCTATAAAACAAGAAGATTTAACAGATAATGGTAGTCTAATAGTAAATACTGGAGTTAAAACTTTTGACATGATAAAGTCAAATAATGGAATAACATTATATGGAAAGACATTTAAAGATTATTATGATAACAATGAAATAGACCAATCATTAACATGTTATAGTGCAAATACCTCTGAATTAAAAGTTGACGGAGCCTTACTATATGTTGAGTTCTATAAAAACGGGGAAGATAAGGTTTTTAAAAGCAAATTTGATACTGGTTATACTTACTTTTATCAATGTGATTTTGATGATGAGATAAGAGGACATATTGCCGATGGTAAGTATTCCGTAGAACAAAATTTGTTAGGATGTTTAATGTGTTAAAAAATAAATAAATTATGCCAAGATATTTTGATAGATATGAAGCCTTTAGGGCTGATGAAGAGATTAAACCTATACCTGGTTTAAAAATAAATTTAGGTTTAGAAGATAAATCAGTTTTATATAAGATAGGTAAAACTAGACTTGACATTTTGAGTCAAAAGTATTATAATAACCCTTACCACGGTTGGTTAATATTATTAGCAAACCCACAATATGGTGGTTTAGAATTTGAAATAAAAGATAGAGATGTTATTAGAGTACCCTACCCATTTGAAGATGCTATAGATAGGTACATAAACTCTGTTAACATTTACAAAGAGTTATATGGCTGATAAAGATAAAAAAAATAATGGTGATAGATTATTAGTATTTGAACCGAACCCAGAAGACAATAGAATTTTTTCAAATGAAGATTTATCTATAAATGTTGAATTAAACACCTTTAAAAAAAATAGGAGTATAATAAATTCTGGAATTGTAACAAATACTTCTGACGGTGGTAAAAATGGCCCCATAAAATTTATTGGCGGTAGTAAAACTGGTGAAGATGAAAAAACTGGGAAACCTATCTATAATCTAACAACTAATTACACTAATGCAACTACATCTTTCGATAAAAAAGATAGTGGTAGGGATTTAGAAACATTAGGTATAGAAAATATACATATTAATTTCGATACAGCTTACACTCCTAAAATAACTATAAAATTTGTAGATATAAGAGGTAACGCAATATTCCAACAAGGAAATGACTCAAAGTATAGTGCATTCTTTGAAATGCCTTACCCTATTTTTGAGTTAAAAGTAAAGGGATTCTATGGTAAACCAGTCACATATTGTCTACATATGTATAAATGGAATTCAAATTTTAATAGTGAAACTGGTAATTTTGAAATAAAAGCTGAATTTATAGGATACACATATGCTTTATTAACTGATATGCTATTAGGCTTAATAAGAGCTGTAATAAAAACAAATAGAGGTAAAAAAATATGGGCTGAAGAACAACAGAAAGACCCATCACTAACTAGTATTGACGAATTCATGGATAACGTTGATAAGTTAGGTGAAGAATTTGATAAGATAAAAAACGAAGACACAAATTTAACTAGAATTGAAGAGAGTAAATTAACATTAGATTTAATACAAAGATTAGAAGATAGGTTTAATTCATTAATGAAATCAATGTTAGATGGAAAAGAGTTTATACACGATAAAAACAATGGCATAGTTGTCACAACCGCAGAAAAAGCTAAAGAACAAGCTTTAATAGACCTAATAGAATCAGACAAAAAAGGCCTTGTAATACTACTAGACGGTGATGAAAGTACTGGTGAAAAGGGAGCTAATTCTAGTATTGAAAATGATGATTTTAAAATAGATTCAAACGAAATAATAGATTTTAAAACTAATGGTATTGGACCATTTAGTGGTGGAACAGGTCAGCTAGAAGAAACTAAAATTGCTAGTAAATTAGTAGAACTAGATAACGAAAAATTCAGTGGTGAAGATAATAAGGAAACTGAAAAAATGGTAAGTTTTATAACAGATTATGGCCAAGCAGTAGACTTTCACATATTTGATTTGACTAAACAATTTAAAATACTAAATGAATTAAAAGAAAATATTGAAAAAAGAAATAAAGAAACTACAGAAAAATTAGCTAAAGATTTAGCAAAAAGTGCTGAAAATAGTTTAAACTTTAGACCAACAGTAAGGAATATAGTAAAAATGTTAGTCAAACATTCAGAAGTATTTTTGAAAGTATTAAAAGATGTTTCCGATGAAGCATATAAAAGCACAAGTAGAAGTAAAAAAATAATTAAGAAACTAGACTTAAAAACTTCAAATACAGATAGTGGTATTAATCAAAACAATACTAAAACTGAAAATGCTAAAATATACCCTTGGCCAGAATACTTTGAGAAAACAACTAACTCAGATGGTGAAACAATACAAGAAGAGTCATGGATAGGTAATAAAATTTTACCTGGCACTGGCATGATTGAAGTTGATTTTGTTGAAGAATTATTAGAATTATTATTAAAAGATTTTCAGGAAGACGAGGAAGAGTTAAACCAAAATCTAAACTTAACAGAAGTACCAAATTATTATCCAATATCACCATTAGACACAAACATACCACAGTCCTCATCAAAAAAAAGTTATATTACTCAAAATCCATATAAAACAGCATTATCAACTGACGAAGGTAATAAAACAATCACAGAAGAAGCCATAAAAACACTAATGTTAAGAGCTTGGCTAGGGCTATCATTTTCAAACCCAAGTAGAATTAGTGGACCAATGAAGACCGCCATGGGCCAAATTGAGGCTGAAAATTTATATAACGCATTATTAGACATCAATAATGATAAAAAAAGACAAATAATACAACAAATACAAAATATTGAAAAAGCTGAAGACATAATAAATTCTTACGATATATTAGGTAGTACAAATAATAAAAATATGATGTCTTCATTTAGAATAACTACAGCTGGTGCTGGCGCAAATTTAAGTTTAATAGAGAACGGTGAAGACGTATACTATCGGTATAGATATTTAATAACAGACCCCCAAGACGCTGATGAACCTTCCACTGCTGTTGCTATTTTACCAATAAATAAAGGTTTTAATGGTAAAAAATTTAAATCATCAACAAACGAATTAAAATTAAAAAGTTTTGAAGAACTAGTAGAACTTAGAGATGATTATTTTTTTATAGACAACTCAGGTAATAGCCAACTTAATCAAGAATTCCCACTTTGGGATAAATTTATCGAACCAGGTTGTGAATTTTTTAAAATATTACACCCAAGTGATTATAATGGTTTAATTCAACAACCAGATTTTGCACAAACAACATTTACTGAAATATCTAAAAACCTTTTAAGTTTTTTTCAAGGTACAAATTCTGTTATTAATGATTTAATGGTATTACAACAAAGTACTTTAAAGAATCCATCATACAATGATGTTAATTATAAACCAAATTCATTAAAATTGACAGAAGACACTAAGTATAAGCCTGCTGAACCTCTTTTTACGTATGGCGGTAGGTTAAAAGCAATGGAAATATTAAACATAAATTATGATTCAACCGTTCATAATAATTCAAGTTATTTAACCCCACAGAATAAACATTATAGAAAGAGAAATATGCCAGATGGTATATCAGATGTTTTATGTGCATATTGGGCACAGCCAAAAATGGTTAATACGTCTTCGCTTATACCAAGTAACCCGCAAAGTGCTTGTGGAACATATTTATCTAGAGGATTTAAAGAAGGTGCTAAGAATAAGGCTATTGCTGGGGCTACTTATACATGGAAATCTAATTTTGAATATGATATTAATAACGATAACTCTCTTATGCCAGATAACTACACACTAAGTAAAACTCAGAATCAGTATAGAATATTACCCGAAGACTACGGAAAACAAAGAGAATTATTAGGTTTAGTAAATGGTGAAGCTGCAAATTTAAATGCGAATAGTGATAATAAAGTAACATCAGCATATTTTCCATATATAGAATTTAATGTACAGGGATATACTAATACTAATTCATATGTTAACAACAATTTAAGTTTATTCGGCTCAAGATTTTATTATGAGCAAGAAACAAATAAAGCTAGAGCTTTTTTATTTCTACACACCTTTGGTTTTCAAGGAATAGTTGGGGATATTAAAGACTATAGAAGCCAAACAAATACATTCGGTGAAAGCCCTCAAGTACAACCAGATGTAAGTTTATTTGACAGAACATATATGGATACAACTGGTACTGATGAGGAAACATCGTTTAAGAGTTATGACGAAAGTCCAACAATTAAAGGACTATTCAATAATTATGCATCATTTATAAAAGCTCCAAGATTGTGGTGTGCATTTATAGGTGGTTTATTATCTAGATATGAAGAAAAATTTGATATTAGATTTACCTCTAAAGTTCCAGATGCAAACTACCCATATCTTATACCATGGATGAGAGAAGATACACCCTTACCAAATAAGAATCAATACTTAATAGATGTAGGTAGTTTAGCCTATGATAATGGAAAAAACCAAAGCGGTATGAATATAGGTACCGAATATGTAGGAATGACTAGCTCAGCCGTGAAATACGCTGGAATAGATTCCACGTTATTAAGATTACCCCAATCAGTAAAAGATGAATTTATTAGGATATTTGATGAATTTGTACTTGGTGAGCTGAGTGAAACTGGAGAAGCTGGGTTTCAAGATGTAAGGAAACAATTTGAGTTAATGTACACTAAAGACCCAAAAGATTTCAGCACTGGCGGGGCTAAAGGCTGGGAACAACTACATGATAATCTAGTTTCCGCACAACACCGCAGCAACCCTGGTGTGGCACAACCTAATTATTTACTTAGGAATCCAAACCAAACTAAATTTACTGTTGGAAAATTAAAAGAAATTTTTACCGAAACCAATACTAGCGGACCCAGAATGTCAAAAGATGGTGACGGATTAAAAAACATGACATCAATTGTGGCCATTAGAGACCTTGGAATAGGTGGACTTACAGACCAGGCAAATACATGGGGTTTTACATGGCCGCAGAAGAAGGCGTGGCAAATTAATATTGTGTATAGAAGGGAATGTAAAGGTAGTGATTTAATGAGAGATTTAGTTTCACAATACAAATGGGTTATGAATGGAAAACCACAAGTATTTAGAAGTTCTGAATTGAGATTTGGGCTACAAGACGGCCAATTTCTAAAGAAGGTAGATTTAATTGTTTTTTTAGATGGTTTTTTAGCAAAATTTAAAACCCTATCAAAAGACTTTGATAAACAGATAGAACAAGAGAAAGACAAACTAGAGCAACAGATTTTCAAAACAATAGATGATGACACCATTAAATTGACTATATATAGGGAGCTAAGCTCAATTTATAATAAGTGGATTGCTGGTGCTGGAGCCACATCATCAACTTCATGTGCTAAAAGTGCATCTAAAAATGGCTTATTTAATAGTTTTAAATTTATAGATAGGTCTTACAATGACATAGGTGACAAATTCTTTATAAACCCATTTACAGTTAAAGAATTAATGTTAGGAAAACCTAATACAAACTTATTTACTTTATTAGATGTAATATTCAAAGATAATAACTTTAATTTCATACCTCTACCAACATATATTGATTACAGTAAACCAAAAGATGTTTTAGAAGTTTTTAAACCATATCCTTACAGTAAAAGTTTTGATACTAATCAAGGACCATCATTCGTATGTATGTATGTTGGCCAAACATCGAATAGTTTAGATTTAGGTAATAATTCACAATATCCAGATGATTCATTTACAGTATTAGATTCTGGTAATAAAGGGTACATTATGACCAATGTGCCAGATGATTTTAAAACCTCTAGAGATAAAGACGGTAGAAGTTTAAATATACCATATTTTTTAGTTAGTTACGGTAGACAAAATCAGTCAATTTTTAAGTCTTTAAAACTAGACCAAAATGAATTTACGTCTACATTAGAAAGTTTAAATGTAGTTGAAGATTTATCTCAGCTGGGTGATAAAACAAAGCCAACTTATAAAGGACAAAACCTTTGGAATGTTTATCAAAACAGGGCATATAGTTGTGAGATAGAGATGATGGGTAATTCAATGATACAACCATTTATGTATTTTCAATTATCAAACGTACCAATGTTTAGGGGCGCTTATAGTATATTTAAAGTAACTCATAGTATAACACCACATAATATGAAAACTAACTTTAAGGGTGTTAGAATTAAAAAAACTAGAACTCCATTAATTACTGAAGTTGAATTATATAGTAATTTATTATCGTACCTAAATTCAACAATAGACTCTTCAAAAGAGACTAGAAATAGAAATATAAAATATACATTAATGTCTTCACCAGGAGGTATTGTGATTTAAATTAAAAATAAAAATTATGGGACTACAACCATTCGTTAATTTATCAACCGAAAATTTCAACCTAATACAACCCTATTTTGTTGGTAGGTCTAGAAATGTTGAAAAATTAGATACTATATGCTTACATTGGACTGCTGGTTCAAGTGTGGATAATGATATAAAAACACTTAAAAGAAAAGGTTATGGCTATCATTTCATAATAGATAAAGAGGGTAAAGTAAATCAAGGGGCTCCATTAAGTAGAAGAGTTGGTCATGCTGGAAATGCTTATGGCCCAAACAAGGGTTTAGTTAATACAACTAGTATAGGAATTTCATTTAGCATGTTAGGCACTAAAGGTAATGATGATTTTAATCAGTCCCAACTAAATTCTTTAGAGGATTTAATATTAGACCTAAGAGAAGCAGTACCAACATTAAAATGGCTAACAGGTCATCATTGGGTATCACCAGGTAGAAAAATAGACCCATATACCTTCCCATTTGATGAATTCATTAGTAGCCCAAATCTAAAGGGTTGGTTAAAATTATGGAAAACTGGTTATGAACCATTCCCAGAGGGTTTAAGTGATTGTAAATGTATAGAAAAAAGAAGTGATGGTAGTTGTAAAAAATCTAAAGGTAGTTGTACAGGACCTGGAGATTTAAGTTATTCAGAAAGAAAATTGAGTAAAGAAGTTTCAGATTTAGGTTTTCAATCAGACCGAGACACACCATAATTTGTTTTTAATATAAAAATTATTATATTTGCATTAATGATTGGTAATATAGTAACTTTAGATAATATAAAAGTAGATGATAACTTTAACATAGTTAATTCATTTAACGATATTATACAAGATATACCTACATTAGTAGTTGGAATTGATGATGCTAAAAAATCATATGGTAAGTTAAATTATATTGATAGAAAAATAGACGATTTAAATTATTGGACATTTAGTAAAAAAGAAAAAAGACTACTATTTGAAGAAGACTTATTTTATTTTATTGAAAATTCATATAAAAACCTAACTAATAGAATAGAGTATATATTTGTTGATGTTATATTATATGATGATGAAAAAGTAAAAAATATTATTAAAAAAATAAAAAGTTTTAATAGTAATATTTCTTTTTTAACAGATAAAATGCTATATATTTATTCTGATAAATACATATTTGGTTTTGATATTAAACAAATAGAGTATGTAAAAGGAGATATAGATAAATTCATATCAAAAATGAAAAGCTTATCAAAAGACTTTTTATTAAATAATGAGATACTTATAGAATATAAGAATAACTTGGGAATGCTTGAGGACGACCTTAAATACATCCCAGTTTTATATTCTATGAGAAGAAATGGATAAAACAATATTATTAGCATCATTTATTTTTCCAGAAAGATTAGATTGGTTTCTGGATTATTTAGAGAATAGATTTAATATACCTAAAGACAGAGTTTTTGTTTATAAAAACCTAGAAGACGAATCAAAAGTTATAGTTACATTTAAATTCGTAATAAAAGAGGGTAGAAAATTGAACCTTAAAAATTTATTTCCAAACGCAATACCTATACATAAGAAAGGAAATTGCATATACACAATAAATGCACTTAATAAATTAATTGAATTACAAAGTGAAGGTGATTTAGGTAATATAGATTATAAATCAGTAAAAATTAACTGGGACGATTATCAAGGTAAGCTATTACTATACAGTAATAACAACCTTAATATATCGCCTATGAAGCGGATTTTTTAGTATTTCTATATATTTATTAATATAACTTATTTACAAACGTAATAGATATGGAAGACAAGAATTTAAAAAAAGGTTTAAATGACTTTTTAACAGATGAAGATACAGAAAAGTTAAGCGAAGAACATGAGTTAGATTGTAGCTCTGGAACATGTGTTGTTAAAAATGATAAAAGCATTGTAGAAAGAATCAATAAAAAAATAATTACAGAAGATGGTAGACAACTTCTTTTCTAGTAAAAAAAGTTTTTTAATATGAAAAATAAAATAAAAAAAGAATTACTTAACGAGGAAATAAAAAAGTTTAAGTTAATGTCCGAGTATGCGTTTTATGAAGATAGAGACGAAAAAGAAGAATTAATACTAGGGATGAATGAGGAAGATGAGGACACATCTGAAGAAGCCCCTGAAGAAGAATCAGAAGAATTAGGACTTGGTGACGAAGATGGAACATCTGAGGAAGCCCCTGAAGAAGAACCTGAAGAATTAGGATTTGGTGACGAAGAAGTTCCAGAAGAAGAATCAAATGAAGACGAGGTTGAACTAGATGTCACTGAATTAGTTAAAGGTTCTGAAGAAGCAAAAGCTTCAGCCGATTCAGCAAATGAAAAAATAGACCAATTAATGAACATGGTTGGTAATCTTGAAGGACAATTAAAATCTATGGAAGAAATTTCAGATAAAATTGAATCACTAGAAGGTGAATTAGAAAAAAGAGCCCCAACTCCAGAAGAAAAAATAGAAATGCGCTCTCTTGATTCTTATCCATATAATTTAAAGCTAACTGATTTTTGGGGTGACCAAGAGGGTAAGTATGATGTTTTAAACAAAGATGAAGAAGGAAACAAAGAAAAAGAATATGTTTTAACTAAAGATGATGTTGATTATGATTATAATGATATTCATGTTAAAACATCACTAGATGACAACGATTACGTTGAAGACGAAATATAAAATTAAAAAAAAAATATAAAAAATATGAGAACACATAAAATGTTCTCATTTTTTTTACCTAAAAGTTGCATAACTAAATAGTGTGTATTATATTTGCTAACGAATTTAAAAAAATCTTAAAGTACTTTACTTTTTATAAAGTTTTAGTATATTTAAGATAACAAAAATGTGCATAATAATGCAAAATATTATTAACTAAGAATATTACTATTAAAATTATTACAAATACAAATATTACGACTTATAAATATTACGCCTTATTACGACAGACTATTAAATAACACAATTAAAAACAAAACAAAAAACAATTATTATGAGCAACGTTTTTGAAGCAATGATGAAGCAGTACGAAAATTCCCACAATGGAAGAACATCCACAACTGCAAAAAAGTATGATTTAAAGAATTATTTCAGTACTTACTTACCAAAGGGTGTAAATCAAGAAACAAAAAGAATTAGAATTCTACCTCCAGCTGAAGGCGAAACAACACCCTTCACTGTTTTTTGGGGACATAAAGCCCAAGTGGAAGGTGAATGGAAAACATTTCCATGTCTTAAATTAGAAGACGATGAGGCATGCCCATTCTGTGAAGCTAGACAAGCTTTATTATCAACGGGTAAAGAGAGCGATAAGGAATTAGCTAAAAAATATTCTCCAAGAATGATGTATGTGGTTAAGATTATCGATAGAGATAATGAATCTGACGGTGTAAAATTCTGGAGATTCAACCACGATTACAGAAAAACTGGAACTATGGATAAAATTATGGGGGCAATAAAAGCAGTTCAGCATGACATTACAGACACTGAAACTGGCAGAGATTTATTAATTAACATCGCAAGAGACCAAAACAATAGACCAGTTGTACAATCAATTACATATCCAATTGAATCAACACCTTTGAGTTCAGATGAGAATACTGTAAAAGAATGGGTTTCTGACACAAGAACCTGGAGAGATGTTTACAGTACTAGAAAGTATGATTATTTAGCAATTGTAGTTGGTGGTGAAACTCCAGTATGGGACAAACAGAAAGAAAAGTATGTTTCTAAGGAAAGTAGAGAATCAGAAGCTAATCAAAATGAAATTGATAGTCTAGACTCTGAATTAAGAATGGGTTCCGAAACCAATGATAATGCTAATCATACTTTAGATTCAGTTAAAAATGAAAATGCATCAGTTGAAACTAAAGTTGTTGAAACTACATCAGCAAATAGTTACGATGATGAAGATGATGATTTACCATTTTAATGGTTATTAAAATAATAAATGGGTGGTTTTTAGCCACCCTTTTTTTACTAAAAATTAATTAATATGAATATGGCTAAAAAAGCACCTAAAAAAACTATTGGAAAAAAGAACTTTGATTTATCAAGTTTTAAAAAAAGTAACGGTATGGATATTACCGTAAAAGAAAAAGATTTAACGTGGATACCCATGTCAGATTCTTTTCATGAAGCATTAAAGATACCAGGATTAGCCAGAGGTTATTTTACATCATTCAGAGGTTATTCAAATACAGGAAAGTCTACAGCTATATATGAAGCAGTTGCTGGGGCTCAAAAAATTGGTGACTTACCAGTTATTATAGAGACTGAAGGCAATTGGTCTTGGGAACACGCCAAAAATATTGGTGTTAAGTTTGAAGAGATTATAGATGAAGACACTGGTGAAATTATTGATTACGAGGGTGATTTTATCTTTATGAATGGTGATGATTTACTACAAAGATATAAATTTATAGACTATTCTAACGGTAAAGAGGGTACCAAACAATTAAGAGGTGAACCAGTTATTGAAGACGTTGCTAGAATAATTAGTGACTTATTAGATGCACAGGATGAAGGTGATTTACCAAGAAACCTATGTTTTTTATGGGATTCAGTTGGTTCTATTAATGGGTTTAAATCAGTAATGTCCAAGTCTAATAATAATCAATGGAACGCTGGCTCAATGGAGACAGCATTCAAGTCATTAACAAATCATAGAATACCAGCATCTAGAAAAATGGGTAAACCATATACAAATACATTTGCTGTTGTACAAAAGATTTGGTTAGATAATGAGAACAAGGTTATTAAACACAAGGGTGGTGAAGCATTCTTCTACTCACCTAGAGTAATTGTTCATTTTGGTGGAATACTTTCACACTCTACAGTTAAATTGAAAGCAACATCTGCTGGAGAAACTTACCAGTTCGGCATTGAGACCAAAGTTAGATGTGAGAAAAATCAAGTTAATGGTATAGAGGAACATGGTAAATTAGCATCTACACCACATGGTTATTGGAATCCAGGAAAAATTGACCAGTACAAAAAAGAACATAAAGATTATATATTGAAAAGATTGAATACAACTCTTGACGATTTCGTAATCGAAAAAGAAGAACAAGGCTTCGGGATGGATGACCTTGGAGAGTAAACTATTTATTAACATTCTAATTAACATGAATGAAAAGAAGACCACCTAAGCATGAAAGGGTAGTACAGAGTAAAAATGTTTTATTGGTAGATGGTAATGCCCTTTATAAAAGGGGCTTTATGGGTGCCAAAAACGAATACAATAGACATGGCCAACACATTGGCGGTATATATCAATTCATTACAGTATTAAGAAAATTAATTGACGAAAATCTTTATCATAAGGTTTTCGTTTTTTGGGATGGCGAGTTCTCTGGTAAATTAAGATGGGAAATATATAAAGATTATAAAAGTGGTAGAGGTAAAGACTATGTAAATGGTACTAAGCCAGAAGATTTAGAAGAGGTAGCTCAGAGAGGTACGGTATTTAATTACTTAGAGGAATTATATATTCGACAATTAGTTGATGAAAAAGTTGAAGCGGACGATTTTATTGCTTATATTTGTAATACAAAAAAACAAAACGAAAAAATAACCATAGCTACAAGTGATAGAGATTTGTGTCAGCTAGTTAATGATGAAGTTAGAATGTATTTACTAGATTTAAAAAAATATATCACAACAGATAACTTCAAAAATTACTTTAAATATCACTATGAAAATGTTGCTTTAGTTAAGATACTTACGGGAGATGTAAGTGATAGCATAAAAGGTGTTAAACGTTTGGGTGAAGAAACACTAATCAAATTATTTCCAGAAATAACTTATAAGAAAGTTAAACTAAATGATATAATTGAAAAAGCCAAAAAATTACAAGAAAGTAGGTTAGCTGAAAATAAAAAACCTTTAGCTGTGTTAACTAATATAATCAACGGAATAACCGATGGTATTCAGGGTGACAAACTATATAATATAAATGAAAAATTAGTTGACCTGAAAACCCCACTTTTAACTGATAGTGCTATTAATAATGTTAAAGAATTGATAGACACCCCACTAAGTGATGATAGAAGTATAAAGAATGTCTATAGGATGCTAAAAAATGATGGTATTGATTCCATTTTAGGTGAAAATAGATATGAAAATTACCTTTTACCTTTTAAAAAATTGATAGAAAGGGAAAAGAAGAATAATGAAATTTTAAGTTAAATTAATATTTATGAAAAATCAAAAAAATAAAAGACGAAACTTTTGGGAAGACTTTAGATTCGAGTTTGTCCTATACATTAATAATGGTAGGAGAGAGGAAAGTGACCACATAATATGCCAAAGGTTATTTGATGTTAAAAACTACAATGAAGAAGTTCTACATTCAATGGAATTAAAGGAAGTTATGGATGAAATAGCTGGTGTTAATAACGGTATGTTTGGTGAAATGGGTATCATACCTAAATTCTTCAAAGAACAATCTAAAGAGGTTTGTTGGAAGCTATACAGACCATATCTAATTAATAAAACTGATGGTAATAGAAACTTATTTGAGAATGAAGACTTATTTACTTTTGAAATTAAGGTTGACAAAAAGACAATAGCTAAATCAGTCTTTTCTGGAAATTGGTTTCAAACAGATGTTAGGTATGCTGTCAATATTAGAAAAATAATACCTAAAATTATTGAAGAAATTCAAAATACTTTTTCTAAAAAAGCTTATACGACAACGTATGAGGGGTATGACTTAAAAAAGGTAATTGAAGACGTAGACTTTAAAGTTGATTAATATATTTATTAAATACAAGTTTTAAAATGAGCAAAATAAACAAAGACAATCTAGGTTATTTAGGTAAAGATTTTCAGTATAGATTAATACAACAAATAATAGTTGACCCAAAATTTGGAGAATCTATTATTGATATACTTAAACCAAATTATTTCGATGACAGCTTCCTAAGAGCATTATCTAGTGAGATAGTAAATAACTATGATGAGTATGGCACAATTCCAGATATTAACAACTTAGAGTCCATAATATTATCAACAGCCAATGACGATATAGATAAGAAAATGTATGAAGACCATTTAGATATGGTTAAAAATGCTAATTTAAACAATGGTTTAAGAACACAGGATACAGCGATGAAATTCTGCAAACAACAAGAGTTAAAAAAATCTGTTGTTGAAATACAAAAAATAATCGATAAAGGTGATTTAGAAGATTATATAAAGTGTGAAGAAATATTAAAAAAAGCGCTAGAAGTAGGTGAAAACAAGGATAGTGGTATTGATGTTTTTGAAGATATAGAATCTGTATTAGAAGATGATTTTAGAGACCCCATAGCTACTGGTATTAATGGGTTAGACAGTTATATGGATGGTGGTTTATCTAAGACTGAGTTGGGCGTTATTTTAGCACCATTTGGGGTGGGTAAAACAACAATGATGACTAAACTGGGTAACCATGCTAAGAATATTGGTAAAAATGTAGTACAAATATTTTTTGAAGACAACCCAAAAGTTATACAAAAGAAACATTTAGCTTGCTGGGTTAACCTTGAAGAAGACGTTGATTTAACTCTTAATGAATTAAATGAAAACACTGAAGAGGTTTTTAGAATTAAAGATAAGAGATATGGACAACCAGGGAAGATACAACTTAAAAAGTTTCCTAGTGACGGAACTACGATACCTCACATTAAACAATACATTAAAAAGTTAATATCTCAAGGGTTCATACCAGATGTTGTACTTTTAGATTATATTGATTGTGTTCAATCCACAAAACAATATAAAGAAAGTTGGGATGCCGAGGGCAATGTCATGAGGCAATTTGAAACAATGTTATCAGAAATGAATTTAGCTGGATGGACAGCTGTACAGGGTAATAGAAGCTCAATAGGTGCCGATAAAGTAGATTCAACAATGATAGGGGGCTCTATAAAAAAAGGTCAAATAGGACATTTTATTGTCTCAATAGCTAAAACACTAGAACAAAAAGAAAGTGGACATGCTACCATGGCAATACTAAAATCAAGATTTGGTAAAGATGGTATTATTTTCGAAGATATAGTATTCGATAATGGTAGAATAAAAATTGATATGACCGAAGGTGGTGAGCAAGGAAAAACATTCTTACAAACCGATGAAATGAATAAAAAAAGAGAGGTTGAAAGAGCTAATTCACTTAGGATTGCTATGTTAAATAGAACTGTAGGTGAAGTAGAAAATAATAATAATAATAATTAAATAATTATACGTAATATGTATTTAAAAAATTCAGACACGGAAAAAAGATATTCTATTTTTCCAATTAAAAATCAAGATTTATGGGATGCTTATAAAGCAGCCGAAAAACAAACATGGGTTGCTGAAGAAGTCAACCTCGCACAAGACGATTATGAATCACTAACAGAAGGTGAAAAGTTTTATTTAAAAAATATTTTAGCATTTTTTACAATATCAGATGGATTGGTTATTGATAATCTATGTGATAATGTTATTGATAATGTTGAGATAGCAGAAGCTAAGTATTATTATAATCACCAGATGTTTATGGAGCAAGTTCATGCAAATGGATATGCACTACTAATAGATACATACATTGAAGACCCACAAGAGAAGTCTGAATTATTTAATTCAATGTTAACGAATAGAGCCGTAAAATCAAAAGCGTCTTGGGCTGAATTTTGGTTAACTAACGGTACATTTGTTGAAAAATTAATTGCTTTTGCATGTGTTGAGGGTATCGCATTTTCATCTGTATTTGCTGGAGTATTTTGGTTTAGAAGTAGAAATAAAATGCCTGGCTTAGCAGAGATGAATGAACTCATATTAAGAGATGAATCATTTCACTATGAATTTGCTTTACAGATGTTTAAAAATTACATTAAAGACGAGTACAAACCAAATAAAGACAGAATCAGAGAAGTTATAATGTCTTGTTTTGAAACTGAAAAAAGATTTGTTGAAGAAAGTTTACCAGATGGGTTACAGGGAATGACCAAAGAAATGATGATTGAGTATGTTGAATTTGTAACTGACATAGTATTAAATGATTTCATTGGTGAAACAGAATTCAACACAAAAAACCCACTTGATTTCATGAAGAAAATAGGGTTATCATCAAAAAATAATTTCTTTGAAAGAAGAACTGGCGGTGGATATACCAGAGTTGATATACCTACAAGTAATGTTGGTATTTTTGATGATGCAGATTTTTAATATTAACTAATAAAAAAAATATTTATGAAAATTATTAAAAGAGATGGAAGTAGACAATCTTTCATGCCTAATAAAATATTGACTAGAATAAAGCAACAATCTAAAGATTTAAACATTAAAGCGGATAAATTATTTCAAAAAGTTGTTCCTCATGTTAAAGATGAGATGACTGCAACTGATATAGATGAGATAATTGCATTTCAATGTGCTGATTTACAGATTGAGCATCCAGATTATGCAATACTTGGTGGTAGAATACTAATATCTAGACAAGCTAAGTTATTAGAGGTTGAAACAAAGGCTGTAGATGAAAAATTTGATTCATTTGCCGCATCTACATTTTTAAAAAAATACTCAAAAAAAGATGATAACAAAAAACCATTAGAGATACCATCAATGATGCACAACAGGGTTGCAAATCACTTATACCCAGACTCATTCAAAGAGAGGAGAAAACTATTAAATGAGTTGTATAATAAAAAAGTTAATTTTGCCACACCCATTTTATCTAATTCTGGTATTGAAGGTAGGAACGGACTAATTAGCTGTAATTTAACTACACTAATGGACGATAGTATAGAAGGTATAAATCAAACATTAGATAAGATTGCACATGGCTCAAAGGAGGGTTCTGGAATAGGACTATGTATTGATAGATTAAGGAGTGCAAAGAGTATGGTTAGCAGCTTCAAGGGTCAGGCTGGTGGCGTTGTAAGATTTGCAGATATGGTACAATCTAAAATGAGATTTTTCAAACAAGGTAATAGGTCTGGAAGTTGTGCGTTATACTTGTCAACATGGCATAAAGATATTATACCTTTTCTAGAATTAAGATTACCAATTGGCGAGGAGTTAAATAGAGCCAGAGACTTATTCACAGCTGTAACAATAGATGATGTTTTTATGAATTGTTTAACAAGTGGCGAAAAGTATTATTTATTTTGTCCCAACGATATTAAAAAGGCTGGACTAAAACCTTTCTATGAAATACATGGTGAAGAATTTAAAGAAGAATATAATAAGGCAGTTGAGTTAGGTATAGGTGAAGCAATTGAACCTAAAAAAGTTTGGGACGCAATTGTTCGTTCACAAGTTGAGAGCGGAACACCATATACATTTTTTAAGGATAATGCCAACAAGATAAATATGCAAGATAATATAGGTATTGTTAATCAGTCAAACCTTTGTATTGAAATTATGCAAGCCAGCAAGCCAACCTATACACCTCAATGTACACTAGCCTCGGTTAATCTAGCTGAACATGAAAATCTTAAAAGTATTTCTAAATCGGTTAGAGTTTTAGTTAGGGCATTAAATAGAGTAATTGACAATAATAAATGGTCTGATGAATGGAGTAAAAATGCTGGTGAAGACCAAAGGGCCGTAGCAATAGGTGTTGCTGGGTTGGCAGATTTCTTCGCAAAGAAAAAGATTTCGTTTGAAAGTGAAGAGGCTAAAAAATGGAATCATGATATTTTTGAAACAATGTATAAGTCTGCTGTTGAAGAGAGCATGATTCTAGCTAATGAAGAAGGTGAAAATTACCCAGCATGGGAAGGTAGTAAATACTCTAAAGGAGAAACATATATTGATGGATGGTCACCATTAGAAAAGGGTGAACCAATACCCATGAGAAACTCATTATTAATAGGTTTAATGCCAACAGCCTCTAGTGCAATATTATTAGGCGCTTTTGAATGTTTTGAACCAGTAACATCAAATATATTTACAAGAATGGTTGGTGATGGTGAGTTTATTGTAGTGAATAAATACTTAGCTAGAGAGTTAGATGAATTAGATTTATGGACTGAAGAAATAAGAGACCAAATTATAGCTAATGAAGGTAGTATTCAAGATATACAAGAAATACCACAAGACATTAGGTATAGATATAAAACAGTCTGGGAGATACCACAAAAAGTTTTATTAGAACTTTCCATAATTAGAAATAAGTTTGTGGACCAATCTCAAAGCTTAAATGTTTACCATAAAGATGCTAAATATAGTAAAATATCAAGCGCATTAGTATTTGCCTGGAAAAAAGGCCTTAAGACTGGTTCTTACTATACTAGAACAGAGTCTAAATTAGGTAAAAATAAAAAACTATCAGCATCTGAAAACGCTATAACAAATACACCTAAAAAACCAGAAAATTCAATGTTCGTTTGTGCTGGTGGTGGATGTGACGCTTAGCATTATATAATATAGCATATATTATATTAAATTGGGGATTTCGAAAGATTTCCCCTTTTTTATTTTTATAACTCTATTTATTTTACAAAAATTTTTATTATCATATTTATCTATAAAGCAATTGTTATGGCAGAAAGAGGTAAATTCATTAATATAGCGTTTCCATTCCAGCAAAGTAGTAGGGGTGATTTAATATTACTTAATGATGATGATAATAAAGCAATTAAGTCTGATTTAATGCATTTAATATTAACCAAAAAAGGTGAAAGATTATACCTACCAGAGTTTGGTACTAACTTATTAAAATTTATATACGAGCCAAATGACACTTTGACTAGGGACGATATAAAAAAAGAAATAACAGATACTGTTAAAAAATATCTACCTAATTTACAAATAAATGAAGTCACTGTAGAAGAAAGTGAAGATAGTGTATATCATGCTAAAGTTAGGATTGATTATACAGTAACAGAGGGAGTATTTCAAGAAAAAGACTTTATTATTATAGAACTTTAAAATACTTAGTATGGCTAAAAAAATTAATTATTATAGTAGAAACTTTGCTGACGTAAGAACAGAATTAGTAAATTTTGTAAAAGAATATTATCCAGATATATTCAATGACTTTAATGATGCATCAGTTGGTATGATGTTATTAGAATTAAATGCTGCTGTTGGGGATATGTTATCATTTAACACAGATAGAATGTTTCAAGAAACACAAATAGACTTTGCGCAAGAAAGAAGTTCAATATTATCAATGGCAAGGACTTTCGGTTTAAAAGTTCCAGGTAAAAAACCATCAGTTACCATAGTAGATTTTTCAGTTACAGTACCAGTTGGGGGTGATACATTTGACTTTTCATATTGCCCATTAATATCCATTGGGGCTCAAGTTAGTGGCGGTGGTAAAGTATTTGAAACTATTGATGAAATTGATTTTTCTTCCCCATTCACAACTGGGGGTATACAAAATAGATTAATCATACCAAATGAAGATAATAATGGCAACATATTAAATTATACGATAACAAAAAGAGAAATGGTTGTAAATGGTGTAACAAAAATATTTAGTAGAACACTAAGTAGTGCTGATGTTAGACCATTTTTTGAGGTAATATTACCAGATAATGATATTTTATCAATAAATTCTATAGTAACTTTAGATGGTACAAATTACACGACTACACCAACTAATGGTCAATTTTATGATGAAGACCTCAGATGGTACGAGGTCAACGCATTAGCGGATGATATAGTCTTTATAGAAGACCTCACAGGATTAAGCGATAATTCAACAGTTAAACCTGGTAAATATAAGAGAGTAAATCAAAGATTTATCAGTGAATATACTGACAATGGATTTACTAAAGTAATTTTTGGTGGAGGTTCTGAAGACATTTCATCACTTTGCGATTTTGATGTTAATAAACAACTAGTTAATAGAGTAGGAGATTTTATAAATAACACATCTCTAGGTCTAACTGTTAGCGCAAATAAAACAATGTTTATATCTTATAGAGTGGGTGGAGGCTCAACATCTAATCTAGGTCCAAATACTATAGATGCCGTAACCAAAAAAGAAATGTTTGTTAATGGGTCAAATCAAACTATAAATCAGAAGGTTAAGAATTCACTTAAAGTAAATAATCCATTACCAGCTATAGGTGGTAGAGATGAACCTAGTGTTGAAGAATTAAGAAACCTTGTTAGGTATAATTTTGCATCACAAGAAAGATGTGTAACAATAGAAGATTATAAAACTAGAATATCTTTAATGCCAGGCAAATTTGGAATACCTTTTAGAAATAACATAGTCGAACAACAAAATAAAATTAAAATATATACTTTAACTCTAGATGAAGATGGTAAATTAAGTACACAATCAACATCAACATTAAACCAGAACTTGGCAACTTACCTTTCAGATTATAGAATGATTAATGATTACATAGAGGTAGACAATGGAACTGTGTATAATTTAGGTTTTGAAGTTGATTTATTTATAGATAAACAATTTTCTCAATCAGAAGTTATAACTGAAACAATATCTAACATAACAGACTATTTCGATATAACTAAATGGGATATGGGTAATAATATTTATATGGCCCAACTAATTGAAAATATAAATAACGTTCCTGGAGTTTTGAATGTAATAGACTTAAGAGTTTACAATAAAGTAGGTCAGGGCAGATATTCATCTAATGAAATAGCCCAGCCATATATTGATGATGCGACAAGACAAGTCGACCTATTAGGTGAATATACACTCTATGGAGACCCAATAGGTATGTTTGAAATAAAATATCCAGAAACGGATATTAAAGTTAGGGTTAAGTAATAACTTTTAATTATTCACTTTTATGTTAAAAATGTTATAATTAGTTATATAATTAAAAGTAAAAAAAAAAAGTTATGGGTTGTAATTGTAAAAGTAAAAATAGTTCTATTGGTGATATACCAGTTATTAGTTTTGATAATATAAAGGATAAATACCCATTAATTGGTAATTCGATTTTATTTATTACTAAGATAATATTATTTATAATGGCAACTATTATTTCAATAATAATTGTTTTACCAGCTAGCTTATACATTTCTTTTAAAATATCTTTCATTAAGAAAGGTAATGAATTAGACTTAACTAAAAATATATTAAAGTTTGCTAAATTTTACAGTAAATTTAAAAATAATAGAGATGACGATGATGACGATGATGATGACGATGATGACGATTCATTCGATTATTCAGACGTTGAGTTATTAGATGTCGAAGATATTAAAACTTAAATATGTCTAATAGTATCAGGTTAAAAACCACACCTGGCGGTGATAATAAAAATATAAACGTATCAATAAATCAAGATTTTGATTTTATTGAGATATTATCATTAAAAATATCTCAAGATGAGGCCTATAGGAGATTTAGTTCGGACTATGGCTGTGTTGTTGGTAGAGTAATAATAAATAATGGTGTTGGGGTACCAAATGCTAAGGTATCCATATTTGTACCTGTAGAAGAGATAGACAAACTAGACCCAGAGATTTTTGGTCTATACCCATATGAAACGATATCAGACAAAAATTCAGACGGAATGCCATACAGCTTACTACCATCAAATACAAATGGGGGTGACGAGTGTGCGGTAACAGTTGGTAGATTTGATACTAAAAGACAAATACAGGATAACCCAGAAAGCGAAGAAATTTATTGTAAATATTATAAATTTACGACAACAACAAATAACTCTGGTGATTATATGATATTTGGGGCACCAATTGGGGCACACAATGTACATGTTGAAGTTGATTTATCAGACATGGGGGTTTTAAGTCAAAAACCATATAATATGATAAATGAAGGGTCTAGCCCAAATTTATTTAAATCCCCAAATCAATTTAAAGGTACAAAGGAAAATATAGCGCCTATACAAAATAAAAAAGTGTCTCCAGTTGCGGTAAATGTAATCCCATTTTGGGGTGACAAAGAACAGTTTGAAGTTGGTATAACAAGACTAGACGTAGACTTATTAATGAATATAACGCCAACAGCAATATTTATGGGTTCAGTATTTACTGATACCGAAAAAAATAGTTTAAATAAAAAATGTAGACCTAGAAAAAAACTAGGCAAAATGGGTGAACTAATAACTGGGCCTGGAACTATAGAGATGATTAGAAAGGCATCTGATGGTGCTGTTGAATTCTTAGATGTTGATGGGGGTCAATTAATAGACGAAAACGGAACTTGGTGTTATCAAGTACCTATGAATCTAGATTTAATGGTTACTTCTGAAAAAGGTGATTTAGTTAAATCATTAGACGGTAAAAGTGGAATACCAACTAGAGCCGATGTTAGGTTTAGGGTGGGCATGGAAGTGAACGGAAATGAAGGTAGGGTAAGAACAAGAGCAAAATACCTAATACCAAATAATCCAACTAGCTATGCTGATTCCGACTATAGCTTTGACACAACAACACAAGCCCAAAGCTTTAAAACATTGCATTGGAATAAAATATATACTGTTAAAAATTATATAGCTAGAGTACAACCAAATAAGTCAGTTGAGAATAGAAATTTTATTGGCATAAAAAACTGTGATGATGAACAGGGAAACAGCCCATTCCCATTTAATAGAATGGACTCAAAGGGTAATCCACTATTCAGTATTTTAATGGCCGTCATTGGAACCTTAGCCTTTTTATGTTGGTTCATAAATATATCTATACTCTTAGTATTAAACACTATTTTAATGGGTATACAACAGTTAGTTTGGGGTATTCAGAAGGCTGTTTGTTTGTTAAAACACCCATTAAGCCCTAAAAAAGTGAGACAATGTAGGTGTTGTAAATTAATAGAGCTAACCGATGGCCTTCAAGGAAACCAATCTTGTTGTAACAACAAAAACAATTGTAGCTCTGGTGCATGTAAAAAATATAAACCACAAGCAGTTATACCATATATTAAACTTAGTTGTGACGGTGAAAAATATTTCTTGTGGAATATTGGAACAAGCCCAGAAGCGCATGCAAAAACATGTCTAGACCTAGAAAATTTTGCTGGTCAGCAAATAGATTGCTTATATAGTGAACCAACAAACACCAATAAATCGATATCTGTTGGTAAATATTTAGAGTGTAATGCTATATTATTAGCTGACGCACTTAATGTATTTAAATTTGACTTTTATAATGACTGGATTAATGGGACACTATATTTATTCTTGCTAAAATTTAAATATAAAAGGAATGGTAAACAAAAATTCTGTGATGTTGATTGTGATGATGACGTTTTAGGCGACTCAAACGGTGATAATAAAGCAGATAATAATTGTAAAAAGAATTATATACTTGATACTGCAACCAAACCAGAACCACAAGAGCAAAATCAAAATTCTGTGGGTAACATTAACATGATTAATAGTAAGCAGCACGATGAAATTGAGGAGGGTTATATAAAGAGAGGTACTGATGGAACACTATATTACTCAGCAATATCTAAAAGAACAGACAAACTTATATTTGCAACTGACATAATTAATCTAGGTTCTATAAATGAACGTGATTGGCAAGGCTCCCCTCAAATATATAAATCTCTAATTGATACAACATTTAAAATACCACCAACCGTTGATGAAAACGATGAAGATAACCCATCACAGATAAATGTATCTGGATTTAATGGAGCAAATGATTTGATTTTCACTTTTTCGATTAACGCTTTCCTACAGGTAACAGTTAAAAGCAACGATAGACAATGTAATAACATTAGACGTATTTGTGAATTAGGTATTGGCCTAGATGAAGATAGAACTGATTCTGGCCCAAATCCTGTTGACCTTGGAGAAGCTGATGGTAAGATAGCCAATAATGATGTTGAAAACCCATTTATAAGAGGTTTATTTACATATGTTAATTCAACCAATTTCCCTCAAAATATAAATTCAAGTATAAGTTTAGTTTATATTGATAGTAGTAACAACATTGAAACCAGTAATGGTTTCTCGAATTACAAAGACCCATTTTATGAGCCATTTAGAGGTTCTGAAAATTGGGCAAACTACTCAGGTGTTTACCAGTTTAAAAACTCATATTATTTTTATTTCGGTTTAGTTCCTGGTAAAAGCGCCTTAGTAAAATTAATTAGAGAATATCTAACACCTTGCTCTATAGAAGTCGATAATAGCTTTCAATGTGTTACAAATACAATAATACCAGATGGTGATGAGGACGAACCAACAGGGTCAATAATAGCAGACGTTATAGGCGGTGTACCCCCACTAACATACACATGGACTGGACCAGAAATAAATGGTATAAATTACCCCCAATCAGGAAATATAATTAATAATGATTCAAGTTCAGAAATAATAGAATTATATTCTGGGGGTTATGAATTAACAGTTAGTGACGATGCTGGAAATATAACATCTTGTGCATTTCAAGTAGGTGGACCAGCTGGAGTATCATGTAGTGTAGATTTTGATGAGCCAAGTATTTCTGGTGGAGACGATGGGTCAATTGATTTAAACATAACTGATGGTTTACCGCCTTATAGCTGCACCCTAACACGAATAGACCCATCAACGCAGCAACCCACTGGTAACCCATCAACACAGCAAATAAATACTAGTTCTACTACTTTTGATGATTTAGAATCTGGATTTTACCTACTAGAAGTTTCTGATAGCTCAACTGTAGTAAGTACTTGTAGTCAGTATATCACACTTACTGAACCATCTTTACCTGAAGTAATTTTAACTGGGTCTAGCATTTCTTGTCTTGGTGGAGATGATGGACAGTTACAGGCAATTATAGCTGACTCAAATGGAGGTTCACCAACAAAAGAATGGGGATTTCATAGCACATCACCAAGCGGACCATTCAGCTGGCCCCCAAATAATTCACAAATATATAATTTCACAAATGGGCAGAATCAAACACCAACCGTCATTAATAATGTGGATGAATCTGGATATTATAAAATAACCTACACTGACGATTTAAACCAAACAGATTCTGATATTTACCAGGTTACAGAACCATCAACTTCACCGTATATAAAATTTGTTAAACCAAATAGTTATGATTTAGTTTACTGGTATTTAGCACAAGCACCTACGAATAACAGCGGACCAATAATTAATACATTATCGATTGGTACTCCAAATATAGAGGGAGGGTATTCTGGAGTATATGTCGAATGGCCCTACAATCCAGCAACACCAACTGTGTATTCTTATGAACATATTGAATTAGTACCATATACTGAGACAGGAGAGCTTGTAGATTCGTATACAGGTGTTGAAGGTGGAGATACTGGAAGCGGTGATGTACCAGGATATATTTTCCATTTCAAAGTAGATGGTGGTACACCACCATACACAGTAGTAGTGGAGGACGTTAATCTTGCTGCTAGTACCATAACTGAAATTGAAGAGTGGACAAACGTACAACCTAACACGGATTATAGTAGTAGGAATAATCTTACTTTCCACCATTATATTTATGGTGCTCTAGGCTACCCCTCCCGTTTTTTTAGATTTAAAGTTACAGATGCTAATGGGTGCTCCTCATACATTAGAGAGAACGAATCGGGTGTTCTAACTCCATCATCGACAATTAATTACGTTGGTCTCGGAAGTCCTGGTGATACGGATAATAACTCATGTAAATGGCACTCATCTCCATCAGTAGCGACTCCAACTGAAGTAACACTCGGGCCTAATAATTACACTATTTGGGTATTAAATTGTTAATATAATATATATATAATTGTGGATAGAAAAAAAATAAAACTAAATAAAGCTACTTCTAAATCTGAAGTTAACATTAATAATTTTGGTTGTGTTAATTTTGTTGGTAACAATAGGGAGTTACCTCCAGGAGAAATAAACCATATTTTAGATGTTGGGGAACAATTTAATGTGGAAAGAAGAGCATGTCATGATTATAGGTTTATATTTACGATAACACCAATATTTAGTAATCCATTACACAACCCATACGGGAAGGAACCTCAAGATGTCTTTGTTGGTGGAACACCCGATGCCGCTATTGGAAATGGGTTGAATATTTTTGATAACATTTTATTTAAAAGTAAAGCGTTTGCAAACCCACAATTTCAATTTAGTGTTACTAATTTAGATTATGTTGAAGCAGTTGATGAATTTTTTATTGAAAGGGATGGTTGGTTTGGTTTTAATGACCCAGATGTAACAGCTACAGGTATAACTAGATTTTACGACATAGAACCATCAAGGGCCAGGTTTAGTCTTAATTCAGATATAAAAAAAAACTGGGACATATGCATTACATATCCAGAATCTAGTGACAATAATCATCATTTAGTAAATAATGGGTTACTAGTAGTAAATATAGAAACAGATATTGAGGTTGGTGGTAGAAAAATGTTAGCCCTTGGTACAGCAACAAGGCACGGATTATCTAGAGGTGATAAAGTTATATTAACCTCATTACCTACTGGAATTTCAGGTAAACACACAGTTAGGAGATTGGGTTTAGATAATGGTGATTTACCTCAAAATTATTTCGTGATAGATGTAAACCCAGATGATAATAATATTGATTCGCAAGTCTGTGAGGGTAGAATGAAGAGAGTTTTAAATGGTTACGAATCCGAATATTATGTTAGAATGTTTAAGAAATTTGAAAACATTGATTATTCTATATACCCATTAGCATTTAGTAAAACAATATATAATGATAAAAACCACCAATTAACATTTAATAAAAATATAAATGTGGAAGGTATAAAAGATAATCTAGGTAGACCACTAAGTGAAGTATTTTTAACTTTTGTCAAAACAAAAGACCAATTTACAGTTGGCGATATAAACCTAAATTATATGTCAGAAATAAAATCGGGTTTTGATTTAGAATTATTAAGTGGTAATATTTTAGATACAAACTTATCAAACATAAGAAGAATTCACAATGGGGGTTCAACACCATTTCAATCCCACATACCATTAGAATCAGACCTAGTAATGGGTTCATTAAATGAACCAGATACATTTTATGGTGATATTGTAGAATACAACAAAACCGAATTAAAAGAAAATGTGCTTAGTGATGTTTTACACAGATACAACACTAGCTTTAGAGATATGTCTACCCAATCCTTTGAACTAGCAAAAGGACCAAGATATGAAGGTTATATGTACAAAGCACACCATAGAGTGAAAATTAGGTTATACTCTATATTTATAGAAGAAGGTTATTTAGAAACTACTGGTAATATACCAGATTATGCAGAGATACTCGATGGCAATAAATATGTATGGAGAGATTTTTTAAGTATTGGTGTATCTAGAGCTGATGGTGAAACTTTAGATTATCCTTTTACTAATAATTCACATTACGTTTATGACAACATATGTTTTATTGGTAAAAGACAAGACCCATTTAATCAATACGGTTTATATTATAGTGGAGATTTAACAAATAATGACCCACCAGACGCCAGAGGAGAAACTATAACGGATAAATTCATAACTAAGGGTGGCGATGAGATATGTTAATAAGTATAAGATTATTAGACCAGATTTAAAAACTGATGGTATATTTATAAACACACCCATAAGTAATCTACCAAATTTAGCTGGACAAAGCGAAATAGTTCATAAAAAATTTGTTGACGTAGAAGTTGAAAAATCTATAAATGATATATTAGATTATGAATCAACAAGATTTTTTCCAATAGATGTAAAAAGAGATATAATAGGTTCTATAATATATAGAGTTCATTTACTTGATAATAATTTGAATTATTATTCACCAAGTACAAAATGGTCAGATGCTGATTTTATATTAAGTGATATAAAAAACCAAAAAAACTCTTTCTTAAAAAGTTTTGTTAGGTTATCATTTTATGATAGAGACATAAATTCAAATCAAAACCTATTATTTATTGTAACGTTATTCCCAGAAGATATTGCTGGACTAGAAGAACCAGAAAGTAAAACAATAGAATTTAATTTGGGTAATTCTATTATAGACCCAGATAGAAATTGTGAAGGATATTTTTTGTACTATAATAAAAATGAAGTGATACCGACAGTAAGTAAGGAAATATATATGAGAGCAACATTCTTCAATGCAAAAAACGGTAAAGCTATAAATTTTATGGCAACAAGTACAAGTTTAAATATTGATGATTTAATAGCTCCAGGTCAAGGAAATCTATATACTAAATACAACTTAAGTAGGGACAGCTCTGGTTATAAATACAACATTGATGATACATATAGTAATAATGTAACGTACGGAACCAATGAAGTACTAATAGACTTATATCAAATAAAAGTTAACTAATGGAGATTATAAAAAGAAAAATATCGTTAGAAGATTATACAAGTAGAGCCCCAAGTACCTGGGGTGAATTTATTTGGAATATAGAGTCACAAAAAGAAGACTTTATTTTAGGTATAGATTCAAACGGAAATAAAGAAACACCATCTTTAATGTTAAATGTTTTTATAAAACAAAATATGGATGATATGGGTATTGGAACTAATCTTGATTTCATTGAAAATTTAACTGCAACAACAGTTATGAATGAATACACTCCAGATGTCAGGTACGAAAATAAAACATTAATTGATTATTTTAGCCCAACAATTTTTATAACAGGGACAACTTCAAGTAGAACTAATTTGGTTAAATCATATTCATTTACTCAAAAGTATCAAAACAGTTTAAACATGTTAAAAGAAACTAATATTTCTTCACCAAATTATGCTGGCAACCCATACACCTCAACAAATGAAGTGATTTCTAACGATAATGAAATGCCAATAACATACATTATTAATGGAGACGAGTCTGAAATATCTAATATAGATTTAAGTAATCCAAGTCAAGAAGTTGGTATATTATTTAAAACATTTAGTGGAATAACAAATGATTCTGAAGGTGAATTAACAGAAATGTATTATAAAGGTCAAGGGTTTAATGAGAGCAATACTACATTATCAGCGATAACCAAAGACGAATATCTATTTGGTATAACATCAAGCCCAACAGTTTTTGACGATGTAAATATAGATAGAGGTATAAATTCAGCATTTCAAAGCCACCTACAATTAGGAGAAATTAGAAATATGAGACAATTAATAAAATATGGTAATGGTTATTATAAAATACAAAAGTTATAATATTTATATAATATAGTTAAAAAATAAAAAAAATGGCAACAGGAATTTACGGAACGGTTAGACCAGCAGATATGTCACCAGAAGATGTTGATATAAACGTGTTTTATGCACCAAATAGAGGTAGTCAAAATAGTAGAACATTTAAATTAGATTCTGGTAATCTAATACCAATAAACAACCCAAACAATACATCATCAAATTTTGAAATATTTGGTGGACTTTATACGCTAAGACTACCAGTTAGTGATTTTTCAAATAAGGGTATATATACGATAGTATTTAAATCTGTTGAAATTAGAACTAAAATTATTGATTGCGGTGTTTTATCATCATTTCCAGATATAAAAGGTGTTGTTTTTGACATCACAAAACCAGGTGTTGCACCATTTATAAATAAATTCCAAAATAATCAATTAATAGGTTATAGAATTGAGTACCTAGCAAATGAAGGTTCTTCAGAAGATAGAAAAATAAAAAATACCTTTAGAATAATAACATCAAATAATAAGGCAGAGCCAGTTAATCAGAATCTTTCAGACACAAGTCAAAAAGCAATAAGATATAGATTTGACGATAATTCTAATCTAGTATTTTGTACTGTCTCCCCATCATCCCCAACAAACGTTAAACCAAATATACTACCATTTATAGGTACACCAAATCAAGATGTTATAATTACAAATACATATTTCACACCATTTGCGCTGGAGATTGAGATGGTTGAATACGATATAGAGACATTAGCAGTTGGTTTATTTGGAAACCAAACCAAAAGTCTTGAAGATGGGATATACACTATATACAATTTCCAAAACGAAATATACAAACAATTTAATTTATTTGAAATTAAAGATAGATTTGATGGTAAACCACTGTTTGAAGTTAAGGAAAATAGATTTAATAATATTGATTTCACCAAAGGATTCGATGATATAGCAAACGTATAAACCTAATGAGCAATTCAAATGATAGAATAAAAGTAATAGGTTACGCACAAAGAGTTTTTTACGATAACGGAATCGAATATAGAAACTTTAGTGATGATTTAGTTGGTAATCAACTAACTAGTGATGGTGATGGCGAAAATTCTTTATTCACATTTGGTAACTTTGTAACAACTATAAATGATAGTGGTAGGTTAAGTAGATTATATAGTAGTAAAAAATTTACCGCTTTTTATGATTTAGAAACTTTAGAGTTAAACAACGAAAGTGCAAAAATATTATTAAACAATAATATAAAAACAACATTAAATTTAGACTCATCAAACCTATCTACTTTTGCTTATTTTGGTTCATCAACAGAGTACATAAGAGTTAGTTTAGAAAAAATAATAACAAATTGGCCAGCATCACTTTACCTGAACCCATTAAGGGAATCACAAATGCAAACAATTGCTGGTAATACATTTGAAAATTATATTTATGATGATGTAACTGACTCTGCATCATTTAAGGTTGATACAAATTTTATAATTAATAACTATAATATTAATTATAAATCAAACGGAACAATATTAAATACCTTTAATGAAACCAACTCAATTAGAAACTTGTCAGATTCTTTTGAAAGTTATAGTATATTAATAAATTCTAAAGAATATGAAGTTATAGGTTTCAGTGGTTCAACAAATAACTTAGATGACCATATATTCTTTAAGGTCATTGGCGACCCATTTAGTGGTCTAACAAGCGGTTCTAACGAGTATCATATAAAACCAAAAGAATTATTAGAAGAAAAATACTTTAACTCATTAAGTGAATTTGAAAGCAATCTATTAAATAGATTAACAACGCCAAAGTACACATCAAAATACAAATACAAATTTGAAAATGATTTGGGTGAAATAGTCAACGGTAAAAAAACTCTAACATGGCCAGTATCTGACGGATATAATTTAGACTTTGATACACCTCAGTATATCAACTATGTTAGTGATTTATTAGATGTTACTAGAAGTAAAGACGAAACACAAACAAATTTAATAGTTAGATTTTTAGTTGCAGAATCAATAACATCATTCGATACAGCACCAACATGTGAAGGCGATATAACTGAAAACTTTGGTGAAAAAATTACCAGGACATTAAAAATATATGGTAGAGAATTTGATGAGATAAGAAGATATATTACAGGTATAAAATATTCAAATGTCGTAAGTTATGATAAAAACAATAACATACCAGACCAATTAATAAAGTATTTAGCTAGAACTTTGGGGTGGGAACTAACATCTTCTTTAGTTGGTAACGATTTAATAACTAATTATTTAAAAGTCGGAACCTCTACATATCCAGGTTTCAGTAGGGGTTACACACCACAAGAAGCTGAGGTAGAATTATGGCGAAGACTCATACTAAATTCAGCTCATATTTGGAAAAGTAAGGGTAATAGAAACCCTATTGAGTTCTTTTTTAAAATGATAGGTACTCCAGATGGATTAATAAACTTTAATGAATATATTTACAAGGTTAAAAAACCCATAGATATGGATTTATTCTATAAAGTTCTAGAATATAATGATTTAGATACCGATTTAGAATATTATAACTTAGATAGTGAAGGATACCCAAAGTTTTTTAGAGATACACCAAACATGTACTTCCAAAAAGGTGGGGGCTGGTATAGAGAAACAGCTGGCCCATCAGCAACTCAATACACACTAGTTGGTAACAATCCACATGTTGGCCCATATGACAGCGGTAAGGAATATATCGCACAATTAGAAAATATAATACCTAATTTTTCAGCTTTTACCATAACATCAACAACAGTAACTACAGGTACTACAAATTTATTTACCAATTATAATAATGGTATAATTAATCAATATGACGGACAAACATATGTTGAGGCTCAGAGTACCGAAGGTGTAAATTTAGATGATGTAGTTCTATTGGAGACAAGTATAAAACCAGATGAATGTCCAGAACCAGAATTAACCGATTGTGGTTGTGATGTGCCAGAAGATGATGAGGCATTAGTAATAGGCGTGACAATGCCAGATGTTAAAGATGAAATAAATTGTGATAACACCGATTTGATTCCAAATAAAGAATACGATGATATTGAAAATGTTTATCAATTCACCACTACCATAGACCAGCCAGGCGGGACTCCAATTAATTTTAATTCAATATTTGTAAACCCATATTGTTGTGAAACTAAAGCCAACGGATACCCATACTTATATACGTCTTACAGTAGAAACATACCAAATATTCCAGAAAATCCAGCAGACGCAATAAGAATAATTCTAGATTCAGATGTGCCTTTAACTGAATTTAATAAAGGTTACATATGTTGTAAATCTCCAGGGATTATTAATGATATCGGTAAAAATGGTTGTGGATGTAAGTTATCATGTAATTGGAAATTAAAAGGTCCAAGATTAGTGGACATGTATAGGAGTAATAATAATAGTTATTACCTATCTTTTATTGATGAAGAGGGTAATCAAAGGGTAGTTAATGAATCAGATTCATGTTTTTGCCCACTAACTTATACTTCTCCAGAAATAATAACTGACCCATATACAAATAAACAAGGTTACGCATGTAAATTAAATAAAAATGCTGAAGATATAATGACAAGAGACCCAATAAGTAACAAAATATATCTTACGTTTAAGTTTAGGAACTGGGGTATAAATGAAATGGGTGCACCGTTTGGTTGTGATGAAGAGATAATCACAGTAGTTGGCGGTGACGATAACGACACCATTGGTGATATGGATAATAGTTAAAATATGTTTACTAATTTTAGTTACAAACTATATTAAATGATAATTATATAATAAAAAAGAATAATGTTTAGATTCGACTGTTTTAAATCAAAAGATGAATATACACAAAAGGGTTATAATTTAGTTGAGAACCCCAATGGAACCGTATCTTTGTTTACACCAGAGGGCGTAAACTATACCAGCTTATTAATGAACAAGAGCTGCTGTGAAGCTATAGGTTACACTTTTGATATTGAAAACCAAAATTGTTTATGGAAAAGCCTTGATGGTGCCAGTGAAGACGAAGGATTTAAAATAATATTAAACCCAGAAGGTAACAATGGTGCGCTATTTGGTGTTGATGATAATGAAACCTGTTGTCTAGATATTTCATTTGATTATATGTTTAAGTTTGATTGCTCTGATTTAATTAATGCAACAACTGATACAACAGTAGTAACTAGCGGTGGTAATGAGGAAGAAATATCTAAACTTAAAGAAGCATTAAATCAAAATAACCAGCTAATAGAACAGTATCAAAACCTAATAAATACGTACAATGAAGTTCCTTACGTTATTGAATGTAGAGAAAATGGTGATATTTCAGCAACAATAGATAGCGGAACAAGTCTATATGACGGTAGAAATTCTAGTAGCGCATATATGAATACAGGCACAATAAACAAAAGTAATCAAAGCACAAGAAGGGGCAGCACTAGTAGTAGTAATTCAAATAACGGAAATATAAACTTACCAGGTTACTAATATGGGTGAAACAATAACACAAAATCCAGGATGCTTAACACTAGGTGACACTTGTTACGGGGCCAGACAAGACCCCAATAAACCAATTGATTACCATGATGGTCTATATTGTTGTGGCGTTATAATAAAAGACGATGATGATGGTAATACTGAATTAGTGGGAGACGTTAAGGGTGACGGAAAAAACCCAAATACTGGTCAGTCAATATATAAAAAGCTATGTTTAACAGAACTAGGCTTAACGTATTGGGCTCAAATTTTAGGGCAAGACTATAATGCTTGGTTTAATAGCGGTGGGGCAGATACAACACTATATGGTTGTGAGGAAATATCTCAACTAGAAGAAATTCAAAATAATGTTGGCCAACCCCTTTACACAGATGACTGTGACTATAAAGTATCCGAAAAGGGAAAAGCTTTAACAGAAATACAACAATACGGTAAACTTATTCAACAATTAACTAAACAAAACGCAAATATAAAAAATCAAATAGCAGAATTAGAGAGCCAGACAACTACTACCACCATAAAAGCGGCATGTACATCATATGTTGATTTATTCGAAAATTTTAACGTATCATTTGCCTTAGAGGTTTTGTCTGGTAACACGTATACACCAGTATATGAAGAAACAATTTTTAATATAGGTGCTGGAAACCTTTGGAATTATATAGTTGAAAGTAGTGGTAATACTGGAATTATAATAGGGGATTCAAACATAACATTAGGTGAGGAAACCGATTTAGAAACAGATTGTAATGACAAACTAATAAATAACATTATAAGTGAAGTGGGTAGATTAATACCACAAGGAGACACTAAAGAGCCAGTAGAGCCGACAGACGGAATAGAAACAATAGACGGAAGAACACCAACAGATACAAGAGTACCAATAGACGGAAGAACACCAACAGATACAAGAGTGCCATCGTCATTAAAACCAGTCACACCGTATAGACCAGATGGTTTACCTTTTGAACCAATAGACCCAGTTAAACCAGTTAAACCAGATTTTAAAGAAATATTATTTGGTTGGTGGGATTCATGCTGGTTAAAATTCAAAGCAGATATATGTGATAGGGAAACTATTAATAAGATAATAAATCAGAAAATAAACATGGTTTTTTATATTAATAATAGCTGTGTTGATTTCCAAATAATGTTAGATAGGGTAAAACTAACAAAAACATGTCAAAAAACAATAAATGAGGAAACATTCATATCCGAACCACCTAAATTTGAAATAACTAAAGTTATTGATAACAAAAAATCATGGGTAGCCTTAGATAGTAAAGATGAAAGGTTTTACGATTTAAAATATAGGCCAACGGAGTATGACGTTAACCACCATAAGTTAGTTATAAATACAAAAGAAATTGACTTAAATTTATCGCCAGCCAGAGCTGTTGAACAAGACGTTTGGTGCTATATGAATGATAACGATATTCTAGCCTGTAGTGGCACATCTAATCCTCAAATTAATTGTATTTTCAAGTGGGCACCTTATCAGATAAACAGTCCACTACCAGAAATAACTAATGTATGGGATTACAATTCAAGCACTAATGCAAGTACAAGTTATAATAACTCAGTCCAGAATCAAATTAACATTGTAAAGTTATCAGATGGAGATTTAGTTATTCCAACGATAATTATTCTTGACCCAGATGGAAATCCATTAGTGGACGGGGGTACTTATACTTTTGAATTTTATTTAAGTAGGAATACCAGTTATCAAAATGTTTTCCCTAACGACAGTTTCACGATTCAGTTTGGTAATGGCCCTGATGCCACTATAATTACTATTGATGAAAATACATCAGAAGGATTGTATCAATTTGAAGTTACTGCTTCACAAGGAAGTCTTGGGGCCAATCAAATGATTATAACTATAATTAATGATAATCTAGGTACGATTAGTTCAGCTTATACAATAGAAGATTTTAGAATTGGAGCTGAGGATTGTTCCAATGAAGAAGATTGCGGGGACAATTGTATAGACCTTAGTGGAAAACTAACAACCGATTTGGTTGAAGTTGATTCAGTGGAAGAATTTACAAATATAATATATTCAGAATTAATAGATGCTAAGAACAGACAAACAATTAGTGCTTACCCAACACTTAAATTATTGTATGAAAGATATAACTATAACTCATTAGATTTTTCAAATTTTCAAAGTAGTCAATATGATTATTTTGATATGGATAATTTTGGTTTAAATGTTAACAACTATTGGGTAGACCTAATAGAACAAGTAGTTCCAGCAACCACAATATGGGAATCAACTTATGAATATAGAAATACTGTATTTGATACCCAGAAATACAAATATAGACATAATAATATATATTGGGGTAGAGACCCATCAGGTCAGTTTCCATTTAGCGCTGTATCATCTGACAACTCAGTTAGTGTAATAGTTGAAGAGTTACCACCTGTAGATATAAATGAAACTAAACCATTACCAATCACTTCACCAGTTATTGGTGATGATGGGGAGATAATAGTTAGACCAAACGAACCAGCCGAACCAGTTAGCCCAGTCGAACCAGTTAGACCAGTTGAACCAGTAGAGCCAGTTAGACCAGTCGAACCAGTAGGTGAAAGTTCATCAAGAAATAAAAGAAGTGAGGAAGAAAAAATAAAAGAACAAAAAGAATTAAAAGATAAATACGAATTAGAGAGCCAGTACGATTCAGTAATTGTAAAACCACTCAAACCAGTGGTAATGGAGGTAAGTGGCGTTTGGGAAATGCAACACACATGTTCGCCAGAATTTTTAGGTACGGTTAATATTATTAGCGACATTAAAGACCCAGACATTAAAGACCCAAATACTGGGGTTGGTGTAATAACGATAGGTAATGGAGGTATAAAAGTACCCCCATCAAATTCATAAAAAAAATTATAAATATTTATATATAAATGCCAAAATTTATACAAAATATAAGCGGAAGTCTAGTACAAAACTTAAAAGATACAATACACACAATAAATTTTATTGAGTCCAAGTTTGGGTATGGAGATTATTTTGAATTAGGTTATTATGAAGCCTTTCTACAAGATTTAAGAAAAGTTAATAGTAGTGAGGATTTAAATATAAATAGTGATTTTGGCGTTGCAAGAAATAGAAACAAAGTATTTGAAACTATAGAGGTTTCAGAAAAATTAAATGTTACTTAACATGAGATATCAAGATAGAATATATAATCAAAATGGAAACAATATTAGGAATCGCACAATAGCGTTACCTAACACTAGTTCAGATATCTCCACATTTGAGATACCATTATTTACTATGAGCGGTGCTAGTAAGATAGATTGTAGCGAAGTAATATGTGATTTAAGCGGTGTTTCATATACAAATATTTTAACAGCGACAACTGATTGTTTCATATCTAACGGATTAGACGGTAGCTGTTTTAATAATATTAATTGGAATACTAATATATATGAGGATGATAATTTAGTTTATTCAGAGCAGTTCTATAAATCTTCACACATTGGAGATATAGCTAATGAATCATCATTCACTGGTTCAGTAGTTACTGCATTTAAAGATTTAAAGTATGACTACTCAATGAGTGGTTCACAATACACACTAAGTCAAAAAGGTTTTAACAACTTAAAAATAGAAATTGAAACAGAAATAAAATATGATAATAACTGCTTAATAACTGGTGGTACTGCAACAGGGGAAACATATTGTTATTGTCCAAGTGGATACGACTTAACACCAGCAAATGACGCATGTCAAAAAATAATAACAACTGCTGCAACATTTAACGGAGCTGGTATATCAGTCTCGCCTGGAGATACTTCAATAGCATATTCTTTTGATGGTGCTTATTTTTACCAAGACATAACCAATATAACCGATTTACCAATAACTAGAAGTGCTGATGTTATTGATTTAGAAACACAAAGTGGCGGGACAATAACATGGACAGATAGAAACAATAACCCAGCCAATACCTTTTGGAAGAACGCCTCAACAACAACAGACGGACGATTAAATAATGTTGGTATAACAGCATCCACAAGTGAATTTTTAGGATTTTCGGATTGTATAGACATAAATACTGGTGGGTTATATTATGTGGCATTAGCCGCAGATAACTTATTTAAGTTTAGTATAGACGGAGAATTAATATTAGAATTCAATATAGACCACACCAAAAATTTTAAAATATGGCATGTATTTCCATACACCTTTAGTTCTGGAAAACACATTATAGAAATGCAAGGTAAAAATGATAGTTTAGACGCTTCTTTTGGCGCTGAAATATATAACCCAACAGACTTTGCCACATTAACTGGTGCTACAACAACTGGTGATACTGGTTTAATATTTAGTACGTTTGATAGAATAGGCACTAATTTTGATGTTGGAGACACAATGGGATATTCATGTCCCACAGGTTATGCGTTAGATTTTTGTGACACAACACCTAAGTGTTCAAAAATACTAAATACTGGAACAACATGTGTGTTCACTGGCACATGTAGTGGAGATACAGAAGTTGTTTGTGATTTAGAATTTAGTGGTTTAACTAGTGGTGATACAAACGTACACATAATAACAGGTCAAACAGATATAGAACTAAATTTCACATTTACTGAAAATCTACAAAACCTTAGCGGTAATACGGTTTTTAAATATGATATTCATAAATACAACAATAGTGTTAATAAATTTTTCAAAAACCCAGTATATACTTCTGAGGAGTTTTACTGGAAAGATTTTAGCGGAACCAGTGCATTTTCTGCAACAGTTAAAGTTGACGATATAGATGTTGATGGTGACTATCTAGTTAGAGGTTATTACATACACGATGCCCTTACTCAATATCAATCATTATTAGGCACTAAACTAGTGAGCCCTAAAATAAGTATGGGTAGTGAATACTCAATATACCAACCATATAAAGATTTTTATTTTACCTCATTTACACCAGCAGAAAAACCGAAACTAAATGATTTTAGTACAGACACGGGTTCTAATTTAGGTGCATTAACTGTTAATAGCCAAATATTAGATGGAAGTACAAATTCATTTGTTATTGGTAACTCATATGGTAGATATATAGTTTCACTAAACGGAATTACATTAGGTGAAACTTTAGATTATACTTTGGAGGAAATTAATACGGAAGACGTAAATTCTACAGGCACTACAACCTACCCAACAGTAGTACTAAATCTGAGCGGAGACACTAAAAAAGGGGACATATTAACTATTGGTAGAGTTGGTAAAGAAACCACTGGAAGAAGCATAATATATGATAATCACATAATTGATAAACCAATCATTAGTGGAGATACAAATAACCAAGGAGATGAGTTTATTTACTATAATACAACAACCAGTAAATATGAAATGTATACAAAATATGAAATATCAGAAAGTAATGATGTTATTGTTACTTTAAATGGTGTTAAATTAGCAAACAACATTGATTATTTTAAATCAACATCAGACCCTAGGAGAATAATATTTATGGGTGAAATATTAGTTGGTGATATAGTTAATATTTTTTACAATTCAGACGGTTCATTAGTTGGTAATATTAATACAACAACACTTGGTGTTTCATGGAACCTAGATAAAACACCAAAAGACACTAATGGGCTTTTTACCCTTGAATTAAGTGATGAAAAAGATTTCATTAATATATTATCGTCTGAAGACGTCAATTATATTACTAATATTTCTACATATCAAGCTACAATACCATTAAATGGTTCGGCTGGAGACGTAAGGTATTATAGAGTTAAAAATAAAAAAAGCTATATAGATATGTGCGGAAACCCTATAATTACTATAGCACACAGTAAAGTTAATGAAATAACAATACAAACAAATGCAGATAATTCATACTAAATCTTTATTTTTTAGTATTTATTATTAAAATAAGGTAAAAGAGAATATTTATAAGATATGAGTTACATTATAAACAATACAAGCGCTTTCGTTAATATAAAATTAACTGAAGTTGGTAGACAAAAACTAGCACAAGGACAACTTAATTTTAATTTTTGGGCCATTGGTGATTCTGAAATTAATTATGATAGAGAAGATAATTATGACTTAGCACCAGCACAACCATTTAGTGAAGCACTAAGTGGTACTTCTAAAATACTTAGACCTGTAGACCAACAACCAGATATTAAGCATTTTATTACTTCTAATAGTAATAATAACTCAAATTTAAACTCATTAGACTCAAATCAAATAAAAACAATAAAAGCAATTGTTAATAATGTGGCTACTGAACGAGGGTTTTTTAGCGGAAATAGCACTCATACAGAATTCACGACTAAAGATAGTAACGATTATATAAAATACTCTGGAACAATACTAGGTTCAAGTATAGCTGGTGGAAATACACTAGTTATAGATACAGCAACAGAATATTCTGTTGGTGATTTCATATTATTAAAAATTGGTAATGATACTATTGGAAACCAAGTTTCTAATGGAAATACGATACCGACACCACATTTATGGTATAAGATTCAATCTAGCGGAACAACATCAAGTCCTGGTGACACAATAACACTAGATAGGGAATTACCAAACATAAATTCAACAACTGCAACAACAGAATATATTATATACACTAGTAGTGAAGTTTATGAAGGATTTGGACATGAAAACACAACACCATATTGGAACTCTAACACATTAGATTTTGCCGCATGTTGTGACGTTTCTTGTGCTGATGTGCCAGTATGGAACATGAACAATGTTTGGTGTGAAAACCTAGCTGGAATGACTGGTGCTAGTATATATAATACAGTATCAACACCAAATGAGTCTTACGAAAAATTTGGCTCCAATGAATATATGGGGCAAAAATTTCCATATTTTGAATACAAGTGTGTTGGTGACTCTGAGAATGATTCAGACCCATGTGCCAATCCAGGTGACTCTGTAATTGACAGTGTTTGTAAGTCAATATCAATACTACATTATACTAATAACACAATATCAAATTACTACGGTGAATATCTATACATTGATGGTGATAATGATAAAAACGTAAAAATACATTTACCAGATTTAATGTATCACAGGAGAAATTTTTCAACTGAAAGTGGTACAACAATGGGTATGACATTTATAGCTAGTGGTGAAACAAAATTAATGGGTTATAATAATGACATGAAATGTGTAGACTTAATAGAGGACCCAACAATGGTCTCAGATACACCAAGAGTTGTTGGTAAGGTGTATACTCAATTAAAAACAGTTGTATTTGACGAAGATGAAATTGTTGCAGCCATGTCTTATAAATCAAACAGAAACTGGACACTACCACATTTATCTGCAAATATGGTTAGCTCTTCAAATGGAGCGTCAAATGGTATCTTACAAAGTAACGAAACCATGTATCTAACATATACTTTTGAGAATAGTAGTGGAAATGGTTTAACAACAACACTACCTTGTCAATACTATACCAAAATAACTAACAACACCTCACAAAGTAAAGACGTAGAATTTAGACTATCTGATATAGATATGTTACCGTACATGAGAAAAGAAGAGAAACCAACGTATGACGGTATGGGATTTTCAGCTAGAGAATTCAAAGTTCTATACCAAATAGTTTCGGATATTAATGAAAGACCAATACCCGATAATTGGAGCGTGTGTGATTTTACCAGCAGTGGTATAACAACAAATGTTGGTGAAACCATAGACCCTAAAGCGTTAGAGAACCAAAATCCATTAGTTAATAACTTTATTATAGATTTTGACGCAACTACTGGAGCTACAACTTTCAGTATAATTAACTCATTAAATATGGCACCAAATAATAATACTGACCTACTACAATTTGGGGACGAAAGATTCTTTTATGGTAATTTAGAAACATGTATTGGTGCTACAATATTTAAAACTATATTTAATTTAGATATTGATGGTGATGATTTTAAAACAACTGGAAACCCAACAATGGATAATTCATTAACCAATTCACCAGATATTAGAGTTAGTGAAATAGGTATATATGATACTACAGGTTCATTAGTTATGATTGGTAAATTAAGCAAACCTGTCACTTTAGAATCTGGTAAAACAATAATGCTAGAACTTGCAATGGATTTTTAAGATGGGATATTTAACAGGAACAACAATAGAACTTACAGCTAAACTAACTCCAACAGGTAGGAGAAAACTAATTAGCAATGATAATTCACTAATAACAAATTTTGGTTTAGGTGATTCAGATAGTTACTACGGTGCATATACTGGCCTAACTATGGGGCAAGTACCAGGTATGGGAGGTAATAACAATGGAATTGATATTAATAACGGTGGTATAGGATATACCATGAGAAGTCTTTTAGTGGCATCTCCGTCATCAACATTAAAACCAGTAGACCCATCATCAATTAGTGTTGATACAAAATTCAAAAACTTAGGTTATAAATTTTTAGATTATAGTGGTGGTAGTATAACACAAGATATTGTATCTTTAAATGATAAGAATGTAGATTCATTAACAAATTTATATCATTCATTCGATTTGGCCATAACTAATTCAGACTTCAATTTATTTACTGGTAAAACACTAAACGTTGGTGGTTACTTAGACACAGCATATAGCGGATTAGGTCAAACTAAAATACTAGTCATTGGTATAGATAACAATGAATATTCTGAGGTTATAGATGGAAAATCAATAAAATTAGATATTACAAGTACGGCATCAACTTTTACCGTTTACAGTACATATGAAAACAATAATAGAGCATCTACATCATTGGATTCAGATATAAAAGAAATGTCTGCAAATATAAATACATTTGGACCGAACAGAGCATTATTATTTTCAGATGATATAGTTAAACCAAATGGTGGAGACCCAACAAAAAGCTGGTCTACTGGTTATGCAACAAATAAACCATTCAGTATTAACGGTAAAAATAGGTATAATTTCACTACAAATACTAACTTAAGTTTAAGTGCTGACACACCAGTTGGAATCGCTTACTTAGATAAAGGTTTCTTAGTTATAACGGAACCAACAATAGTAAATGATTTTGACCTATCAGACCCATCATCTACGGCAACAACAATTAACTTTAATCACTCAAGAGCTTCTGTATCTCAGTCAATAACTTGTATAGCAAAGAGAGGTGAATTTGGAGTTACAACAAATAAAACCTGGAAAAATGGTGATACACCTAGAATTACAGAACTAGGTTTATTTGATAATTCAAACCAATTAATAGCCATTGCCAAATTAAATGAGACTTATTATAAATCTTTAGATGATATGGTTGCGTTTAATGTTAAAATAGAATATTAAAGACTTTACATTTATTAATCTTAAGTTATTTTTAAGTATAAATTAAATTTTAAATGGAACTAAAAGATAACAAAAATGGTCTAATATTAGGTTTAGACGTTTCAACAAAGACTATAGGTATAGCTTTATTCGAAGACACTGGGGATGGTGGTAAATTAAGGTTATTACATCATGTATCACCAAAAATAAAACCAAAACCAGAAGATAAATTACAAGAACTTTTTGAGAAAGCAAATATATTTGAAGAGGAATTTTTAAATAAATACACTGACGTTGGTATAACAAGAGTAATAATAGAGGAACCATTATTACGTTCAAACAACGTAAATACTGTTGCAACACTATTAAGATTTAATGGAATGATATCTAGGTCGGTTTATGACACATTAGGTATAGTACCAGAATTTATATCATCATATGACTCTAGAAAATTTGCATTTCCAGAACTAATGCAAATTAGAAGAATTAATAAAAAAGGCCAACCATACAGCGAAAGAGAAATTTCTAAGAAAAACCCAGTACTATTTGGCGGTTATGATTGGGATGTTGATAAAAAAATAATAGTTTGGGAAAAAGTTGCAGATTTAGAACCTCAAGTAACTTGGTTATACACTAGAACAAAAACTCTAAAAAAAGAGAACTTTGACATGACCGATGCATACTGTGCAGTTAAGGGTCACATGGCTAAAACTGGTGAATGGTCAAGTGAACTAGCCCATTAGATTTGTTTTTATAAAAAAAAGTTTATATATTTGTGGCTATGTCAATCATAGCAAACATATTTAAACGCTTTTTAGGTGACCCACACGAACACAATGAAGAATCTGGTCAGATGTCATTTGATTGCCCCTCTTGTGCCGAAATGGGCAAAGGAAAGGGTAAGCATAAGTTAGCATTAAATTACAAAAAAAATATATTTAGATGTTGGGTTTGTGGGTTTGAAAACAACATGCATGGTAAAATACCTTATTTAATCAAGAGGTATGGTAATAAAAATATACTTAAGGACTATATTTTATTAAAACCAGATGATGATTATAAAAAAGACTTTAGGGAAAGAACCGCAACCAAGATAGAACTACCAAAAGGTTTTACAAAATTAACACAAAACAACTCAGATAAATTCAAGTTTGATTCAGCCTATAAATATATAAAAAATAGGGGTATAACTGATGAAATGATAGAATATTATAACATTGGTTATACGGTGGTAGGTAAATATCATGATAGAGTTATATTACCTTCATATGATGAGTTTGGTGACGTGAATTATTTTGTTGCTAGAGCGTGGGATAAATGGAAAAGCCCAAAGTATCTAAATCCAGTGGCCGAAAAAGAATTAATAGTATTTAATGAAGACAAAATAAATTGGGACTCTACAATATATCTTGTTGAAGGGGCATTTGACCACATAACAGTACCAAATTCAATAGCTTTATTAGGTAAAATGTTACCAGAAAAACTAAAGTACTTACTACACACCAAAGCCAAATCAAAGGTGGTGGTTTTACTAGATGAAGATGCACATGAAAATGCTATTAAAATTTATAGAGACTTAAATTGTGGTAATTTATATAATAAGATTATGATTTGTGTTCCACCAAATAGGTATGACCCATCATTAATATTTGAAAAATTGGGTTCTGATGGTGTGATAAAATTACTTAGGAACTCATACAAGATACCAGAAAGTAAATTGTATTAATTATCTTTTTCTTCATAAGACTCACTATTAGGTAAGTCTTTTTCTATTTGTAATGACCAAAGTGATTTATTTGGAACGATTAGCTTCCTACCAGAGCCATAAACATAGAATGTAGTTTTCCAAATTGTCTGTCTAACTATCCTAGCTTTTTTAGTTCCTTTAATATAAACTATATCATCAATGTCAAAATCACTACCCATTAGAAACTGAAACCCCTTAAAGAAATTACTCATAGTATCTTTAAAAAATAAACCAACGATAGCGGTAATAACCAACCAACCCCATTCACCAATATATTCAGATAAAATATCCTCCACTAACTCATTGATTTTATTAATTCTTCTTTATTAGGAGCTATGTTGGCGACACACATATCAGCAATATTATTTGAAACACATGTTATACCTGGCTCGTTATTTAATTTAGACCAAATTCTAGGCACTTGATTTAAATTTTGTCTTCTACCCTTACCAGAATATACATGACCAAACTCCATAATCATAGCCATATATATTTTATAACCTAGACCTAAACCCCTCAATGACTCATCTAATGAAATATGTATTTGATAAAATATATCACCAACTAATTGTATATCTAAAGCAATACCATGACTAAAATCTTTATCTAATGGTAAAGATACTTTAATTTTAACTGGTGAAGACTCATTTTTTGGTTCCAAAATTATATCTTTATAAGATAAACTTTTAATTTTTTCTTTATCTAACTCACTAACATGAACACTTTTAGTTAAAGACAATGTGGGTGAATCATATTCAGATAACTCATATTCATCTTTAGATGCATCACCTATAACATGACTGTATTTTAAACTTTCCCTAACCCTGTTTCTTATAAATTCCTTCATAACTTTGTTTTATAATAAATACTTGTTTTTTAAGTAAAAAAATGTTATATTAGTGAGAATTAATAAAGTTTTATAAAATACACATTTCATTTTGGATAACAAAGACGAATTAAATAAAATAGCTAAAGAAATTAGGGATGTAATTGCTAATAGACAAAAGGAACTGGACCTTTCTTTTGTTGAAGACACCCATACTTACTATATGAAAGATTTAAACGGTGTACTTAAATCCGACTACCCAAGTGTGTCAACAGTGATTAAACAATTTTATACAGAATTCCCAGAATTAAATAAATCATGGCAGATGTGCAATGGTGATTTAATTGAACAAGACGAATTACTAAAAAAATGGAGAGCCACAGCTGATTATGCTAATAGTAAAGGTTCCAGAGTACACTACCTACTAGAGAAAGACCTATTAGATATGTACGGCTCATATAAAGATGTCAGAAAACCCATATTTGATTGTGACGAACAACAAGTGTCTGATGGTAACGCAATGATTGATGCTGGTCACGATTTTATCAGACTAATGCACAGGAGAGGCTGGGTGTTACTAGACACTGAGATGGTATTGGGTAGTCCAGAACTGGCTTATACAGGACAACCAGATAAGGTTTGGATTAAGGTTATTGATGGGACCTTAGGATTTCTAATAACTGACTGGAAAACAAATAAACCAAAGAACTTTGAAGTTCACGCATATACCGAACCAATGTTAGAACCTTTTGAAGATTATATGGACACAGCCTTAAGTCATTACATGATACAATTACCACTATATGGTAGATTAATATTAGATATGTTAAAAGGTACTAAATTTAACGATATTAAATTTTTTGGTTGTACTATTGTTCACTTAACTTCAGGTGGTAATCATAAAGAATACATTGTTGATGATAATTTTATGGAAAGGGTTTTAACAATGGACCCATTACCTAGGATAAAAGAAGTTATGGAATATAAAAAGTTACAGATTAATAGAAATAAAAAAAGAATGCGTTTAGTCGAACAAGAATTGAAAAAAATAAATGATTAATATGGTAAAAAAAGTCATACATTTAGCTGATATACATATTAGAACTTATAGAATGCACGATGAATACGGTGAAGCATTCAAATCCACATTAAAGAAGATAAGAGAACTGGTTTCTGATTATAAAAGAGAAGAAATTAGAATAGTAATTGCTGGCGATTATGTTCATCAAAAGATTACAATTTCAAATGAATTATTAATATTAGGTACTTGGTTCTTAAGGAAGTTAGAAAAAATAGCCCCAGTTATTATTATAGCTGGAAATCATGATTTATTAGAGAATAATAAAGATAGAATGGATTCCATAACACCAATGGTTAAGTTACTACCAGACCTAGATATAAGGTATTATAAAAACTCAGAATGTATTATGGATGATAATATTGTTTGGTGTGTCTATTCTATCTTTGATGACAACTCTAGACCAGATATTGAAACAGCCAGAATAGAGTATGGAGATGATAAGTCATATATAGGTCTATATCATGCTCCAATAGTTGGTGCAACAACTGACATTGGATATGAGTTTACCGAATCAACATCCCTGGAACACTTTGAAGGCTGTGACATGGTAATGCTTGGTGATATACATAAAAGACAATCATTTAACTATAAGGGAACACCAATAGCTTATTCATCTTCACTGGTACAGCAAAACTTTGGTGAGTCAGTAGATAAACACGGATTTTTATTGTGGGACTTACAATCAAAGACATTTGATGAATACGACATAGAAACTAACTATGGGTTTTATCAATTCAAAATTAATTCGTTAGAAGAATTAGCTAACGGAGAAGAGAGATTAACAAATAAATAATGAAACTACCCAAGGACATAAAAGATGAAATATGGCAATACTGCAAATCCAATAACATTACTAATGTTGATGAATTTATAACCAGTATGTTAAGTAGGGGGTTTACTGCCGAGAAATTTGGTTCGGTTCCATGGGAAAAACCAGCTAAGATTAAAGAGGTTGAAAAGGTGGTTGAAAAAGAGGTTATTAAGGAGGTACCCGTTGAGGTCATTAAAGAAGTTGAAAAGATAGTTGAGAAAAAAGTTGAGGTACCTGTAGAAGTGATTAAGGAGGTTGTAGTCGAGAAAGAAGTACCAGTTGAGGTTATTAAAGAGATAGAAAAAATTGTTGAAAAAGAAGTTTATGTGACAGATGACGAGGCCGTAAAGTCCTTACAGAAAGAATTAGATGATATGGTAAAAACACATAAAAAAAATGTGGATAATTTAATAAAAGAAGTTGAAAATAATAATAATGTTTTAAGTTTAAAAGAAGATAAAATAAAAACTTTAGAAGAAAATATAGAGGATAAAAAATCAGAAATATCTAAATTAAATGGTAGTTTGGGGACATTAAAAATAATGTTAAATGACACTAGTAAAGATGAAGAAATTAAGAAACTAAACGATAATTTACTATTATTTAAAAATGAATCTAAAGAAAGGGGTAAGAAAATTAACGAGTTGAATAAAAAAATTAAATCTTTAGAAAATTCAATAGCCCCTAAAACTGAAGAAGAAGATAAGGGTGATATTTACGGTGACAATAAAAAGGGTTTATTTGGTTCAAATATTAGCGATGTATGGAACAAGAAGAAATGATATTAAAAGACGTGGTTAAAATACCACCTTATGCTAAAATTAAGGTTTATTGGGACGATAAACCTGAAAACTATTCTAGAGAATCTAGAGCTAGAGTTAAGAAATATTTCTCTAAAAAGTATGGTATAGCCCCACAAAATGTAAATGTTGTTTATAGACCAGTTAAGTTAAACAAGGACGGTAAACTAATCGAAGTTGATGGGGCAAACATAAATAATATAATGAGTATCCCATACCAAAGAAACTTATTCAAAGAGTGGTTAGATAGAGAAGCTAAAGAAGTCGACTTTAATAGGATAATTTCACTAGATAACAAAGTTAATGGTGAGTTAACACTTGAACTAGAAGAAAAACTACATAAGAAATACAAACTATCCTGGTTATTAATAAATAATTTTCTTTCATTTGGGCCTAATAATTATTTACCTATAGAAAATTATGGTGGCTTTACCGTTGTTAATTCGGAACCAGCTAATCAAGGTGGTAAAACCACACTAACAGTTGATGCCATTAAATTTCTTTTTTTTGGTAAAACAACTAAAACTGATAAGAATGAAGAGGTGTTTAATCAGTTTAATGAAGAAACTACTTTAGTCGTTAGAGGAATGATTAACATTGAAGGTGAGGATGATTTTATAATAGAGAGAAAACTAGATAGAAAACCAAAGAGAAAGGGTGGGTGGAACATAACAAATAAATTAACCTATTATAGAATTTTACCAGATGGTGAAGAAGAAGAACTAAACGATGAGGATGCAAAAAAAACAACTGAAGTTATAAAAGAAACTGTAGGTACCGAGAAAGATTTTGATTTAGTTGTTTTAGCAACATCTAAAAACTTAGACGACCTAGTGGATTCAACAGCTGGTGAGAGTGGTAAATTATTAACCAGATTTATAGGTTTAGAAATACTATCCTTAAAAGAAGGTGTGGTCAGGAAAATGCATAATGATTTTACTAAAAAAATGAAATCTAATTTATACGACACAGAAACACTTAAAGAAGAAATAGAAGAGCATAATACCGAACTAGAAGAGTTAAACATAGATAAAGATAAAAACAATAAAGACTTATCATTAGAAAAAAAATTAAATAAGAGTTTACAAGATAAAAAAATTAAGTTAGTTGAATCTAAAATTAAAATTGATGACGATGTTTTATCTTTAAACCCCAAAACACTAGAAAGTGAAATAGAAAGTATAACTAAATTAGGTAAATCACACAAAGAGTCCATAAAAAAATACAATGAAGAGATAAAGTCAATTGGTGTTATAAAATTCGATGAAGACTTACATTTTAATTTAACAAATTCAAAAACAACTATGCTTGGGGATATTGCGGTTAAGGAATCTGAAATTAATAGAATTAAAGCAATTGTGGAAGACTTAGTTATGGGTGGAACATGTCAAGCATGTAATAGACCTTTAGATAATGTAGACAATACTAATCATATAAATAAGCATAATAGTGAAATTAATAACCTTAATAGGGAAAAAGAAACTATAACCAGGAAATTAACAAATATTAACAAAAAAATAGAGTCAATGTCAGAGTCTAAGAAACTTATTGACAATAAAAACAAAATTGAATTAAAAAAAGACAGACTAGAGGTAGAAATTGACGGATTAAGGGTAGATATTAAGAATAAAATGTCTGATTTATCTAAATATAAATTAAATTTAGATGGAATAGATAAAAATAAATCTATAGATAGTGAAATAACCTCTATTGATACTAAAATAGTCGTTTCAGATAAACAAATAGACGATATTAATGAAAAATTAAGAGATATAGCAATAAAAATAGATAGTAATAGTAAAGATATAAAACTTAAAGAAGGGCTTATAAATACAATCTCTAAAGAGAAAGAAATTGAGACTATTTTTAAACTTTATATAGATATGATTGGTAAAAAGGGAATATCTAAATTAATATTAAGGTCTGTTTTACCAATAATTAATGGCGAACTACAGAGATTATTAGAGGATATAACTGATTTTGAAGTTGAAGTTTACATTGATGATAAAAACGAAGTTAGATATTTAATAATAAAGGATGGTGTTGAGAAGCCCCTTAAGTCTGGTAGTGGTTACGAGTTAACTACATCTAGCATAGCTTTAAGATGTGTATTGGGTAAAATGTCATCACTACCAACACCTAACTTTATAGTATTTGATGAAGTAATGGGTAGAGTTGCCGCTGAAAATTTATCTAAAATGAAACCACTATTTGATAGAATATCTGATATGTATGATATTGTTTTTTTTATAACTCAGAATGATACCGTAAAAGATTGGTCAAATAAAATAATTACGGTCATAAAAGAAAATAACATATCTAGACTTAAATAATTTGGAAATATCAAGTAATTATTATATATTTGAATAAATAAAAAAAATAAGATGGAAATGAAATTTAGAAATTACTGTATTGTTTTACTAGGTAAAACAAAAGGAGTTAAAATGGAAATAGCTAAAATAGCGGACGGGGACCCAAGATTTTTAGATGCTAAAGGATTAACAATCAGTACGTTTATTAGTGTAGCTGAACCAAAAGAATTATCTGATTATTTTAAATCATTAAATAGAAATTTTATGTTGTTCGATATGAATACCAATTTTTCTGGTTATAATCTAGAAAATGAAAAACTACATGAGACTTTATTTTCAGATATAATCGAAAATAATAGTAACAATAATTTAGAGGACATGTCAAATAGATTAATAGATGATATTAATGAATCTATAATTATAAACCCAATTAGTGGTTCTAGTAAACACTTTAATGAAAAATTGAGAAGAGTTGTTGAAGATATAAACTTTGAACCCAAAGCTGTTAAATTAGACCTAAATAACTTATCAAAGACTGATAGAGAAACAATGATTAATAAAATTTTGGATAAAGGTTATGAAAATTTCAGTGAAAATGATAAAAAAATATTAAAAAAAATAGGTATGTCTTTCTAAAAAACTTTACTTTTTCAATAAATTACGTATAATAATATGTCGACCTAACCAGTGACAACGCATAACGATTTTTATGAATTAAAAATTAATGAGTAAGACATACGTAAATTCAAACGGTGACGATAGCATATCAAAATACTTTAAAGAAATCAGAAAAAGCGACCTACTTAGCCCAGACGAAGAGGTTGAATTAGCAAAAAGAATACAAAAAGGTGATAAATTAGCAACAGACAAGTTAGTAAATTCTAATTTGAAGTTTGTTATATCAATTGCAAAAGAATACCAAGGTCAAGGCTTATCCCTTAGCGACCTAATAAGTGAGGGTAATCTAGGTCTAGTAAAAGCAGCTAGTAGATTCGACCACACAAGGGGTTTTAGGTTTATATCATATGCTGTTTGGTGGATAAAACAATCTATAATACAGAGCTTAAATGATAATGCAAGAATAATTAGATTACCAGCCAATGTTATTGCTAAGATTTCTAATATGAAAAAAGAAATCGAAAAAGAACAATCTATTAGAGATAGAGATATTTCCATAGAGGAAATGAGGAGCTCAGAAAACTTCGTTGACTTATCAAAAATACCATCTTGTGGTTCTATAAATGAAGTTATAAATGATGAAGGGGATGAATTACATGAACTTATTGAAGATAAAAGTAATTTAAAAGATGATGGGATATATGATATAGATGATAGAGTTAAAAAAGAAATTGGTGTTGCACTAAATAAACTAAATAACAGAGAAAAAGACATTATAATCTCTTATTTTGGCTTAAATAGTGACATTGAGTGCATGACACTTGAAGCTATAGGTGATAAATTTGGTATTACTAAAGAGAGAGTAAGACAATTAAAAGAGAAGGCCATTCGAAAAATGAGGCACAATGCAAGTGATATTTTTGATGCTTTAAATGAATAATTAAGTATTTATTTAATACTATGAAGAAAATATTATCGTACTTAATACTCGTAATGGCACTAGGTATGGCAACTACAGTTGCCTACGTGTCAATTAGTGGGCTTTTGAAAGTATTTGCTGGAGCTGGATTAGTCGGCCTAATACTATTCAGCTCAATAGAAGCAGCTAAAATAGTTGCAACATCCGCAATACATACCTATGGTAAAAAAATTGGTTGGTTATACAATTCAATACTATCATTATTCATTTTTATTGCAATGGTAATTACCTCTATGGGTATATATGGTTTTTTAGCATCAAGCTATAAAGAAACATTTACTAAATTTGAAAATCTAGAAACCACTATCGAACTATTAGATAAAAAGCGAGATGGTTATCAAAAACAACTAGAAATCGTTAATGATGAAAAAGAGTCTTTAAATAAAACAATAAGTGAGTTATCTAAAGGGTTATCAAATAATGTAATACAGTATAAAGATAAAGAAACTGGTCAAATAATAACAACCACATCATCTTCAACAAGAAGAGTATTACAAAAACAATTAGATAGGCAGATTGAGAGACAAGACGAACTCAATAAAAAATCTGAAAATTTAAGTGATAAAGTATTTGAAACGGATAGCGAAATTACTGATGTTAAACTAAATAATGACGTTGGCTCCGAACTAGGCCCCCTTAGATACCTATCTGACATTACAGGCATGTCAATGGATGAAGTCATGAAGTACTTCATAATTTTATTAATTATTATAGGAGACCCAATGGCGGTGGTTATGGTTATTGTGTTTAACAAAATAGTTAAGCGTGATGATGAAGATGAGTCATATGAAGTATTAAATGTTAAAACTAAAAAAGTTGAGTCAAATAAAAAAACAAAAAGTGATATAAACTCTGAAGACATTACTGAAGAGCTTGAAAATGTTTTGGGGAATGATGATTTAACTGATTATGATACCGACATTGAAATAGAATATGAAGATGAAATAGAAGAACCAAATGAAGAATTAAGTCAAATTAAGACTGAAATAGTTAAAGAGCCTAAGGATAAAGAAACAAAATCAACTATAAATATAGAGGACATAAAAGAGATAAAGGAAAAGGGTTTGATAGCACCCACAATAAAAAAATACAAGAACGAGATTAATAGAATTGGTTCAAATAAAGAAGTCAGAAACGGAGATACCAATAAATTATACTTTAAGAAGAGAAAAGATGACAAGTCTTAAAATAAATAAAAAAGATTTTAAGTTAAAAAAAACAAACTTCATAAAAGAAGTCACCGATAAAGATAGAATTATTATTGGGAACACATATGCCATAGATATGAATCATTTCACAGGTTGGGAACTTAGACTTGGCGGTCTTTATAAAAAAACATCTATGTTTACAGTAAGATTAGACGGAACGATACACCAACACTTTTCACCAAAATATTATTCAAAAGCTTTTGAAGATAGAATAATTAATGAAACATCTATAACTATTCTATTAGAAAATGAGGGGTGGTTAGAACTTTACAATAATGAAAGAAATGAGTATATTAACTCAATGGGCTATATTTATAATAGAAACGATTCTGTTATAAATAAAAAATGGAGGAACAAGATATATTGGGCCCCATATAGTGATGAGCAGTTAAAATCTGTATACGTTTTATGTGAAAAATTATGTGGCGAATTTAATATACCACTTAAAGCAATAAGTCATAATACTAATATAGATAAACCAAACAACTATTATGGCGTGCTTTATAAAAGTAACTTTAATAAAAACCAAACAGACGTAAACCCAAATTGGGATTGCAAATGGATAAAAAGTAAATTAGAAAATATTGATTATGAAAATTAATGAACACGACATGACAAAACAAATGCTTGGTAAAATCAGAAGTAAATCAAGCAATGTTAAAAACTTAATTAAAGAGGAAAACGAATCTGAAATGAGTGGTGATTTTGAATCATCTCTAGATGATGTTGAAAAAGACTATTTAGATAAAGATAAAAGCTCATTTATTGAAAAAGTTGACCCAGGGGCCAAAATTACTAATTATGCTGTAGATAAAGAAACTGAAAACGTAACCATGGGTGGAACCTTAGCCAATACTATGGAGTGGTCCTATTCAAAAGGTAACGGAGTCGAACTAGGAACGCCTGTTGGTTCTAGATACGTTAATTTTACAAAAGATGATTTAAAAGTACTTAACACATTAGTTAATTATTACGACCTGTGGAAGAATGAATGGTTTAAAAGATTCAATGAAGACACTATGTTAAAAAAATAACTTATGAGTAAAAATAATATAAATATTAATATTGATATGAAAATTATTTTTATAATAATACTAGGTGGTCTACTTATTTTTCAGTTTATGTTTAAAGATGGTACTGTTATTGAAAAATATGAAAAAGAAATTGAAGACTTAAGAGTTAAAAATAATGAATTAACGATAAGCAATAAAAAATTGTTAAGCGTTAATAAAGAGTTGATAAGGGAAATTGATAGTTTGTACTACTCCATAGATAGTACAGTTGCTGAAATTATGGAGAAGGATAGAAAAATTGATAGTTTAGAATATGAAAAAGGTAAAGTTACTGGTTTTGTTAACAAGCTTAATGCTAATGGCGTTACAAGTGAAATCTCAAAATACCTTAACAGAAGAGACAAATAGAGTCTTTACTTACGTTAATGATTTTGGGGACACAATGGTAAGCATGAATATTGAAGATGCTAAAACACTTTTAGAAGACGTTTTACATTATGAATATGCTGATAGTTTATTAAAAGTCTATATAGCTAAAGATAGCCTTAACAATGAGAGATTTGAAATGCAAAAAAGTACAATACTAAAGCTTAGTAAGGTTCAAAGTAATCAAGATGAAATCATTAATAACCTAGAAGAAATGGTTAAAAATAAAGATACCGAAAACAACCTTAAGGACGATATAATAGAACAACAGGATAAGGAAATTAAGAAACAAAAAATACTAAAAAAATTAGGTTTTAGTGGTTCGGTTATATTACCCATAATTGTATTACTAATTTTAATTTAATATGAAACAAGTAATTCCAACACACGACCCACAAACTGGTGAGCTAAACCCTTACTACGAAGAACTAACTGGTGAAAAAAATCCATTAGAAATCCAAGACAAAACAGTTAAATTAACTAAGTTAGAAAAAATTATAGGTAAAATAAAGAAAAGCTTATGAATATGTTAGAAATCAATTGGTGGTATAAAAATCCTGTTGATTTTGAACATAAAAAATGGACATTAATGGCCTACTTAAAAAGTATGGACGAGTCATTTCATAAGAAAAAATTTTCACCATGGTTATTACACTCTGAAGGCTTATTATTTGATATGCTAGACTCAAAACGAAGAATATTAAAACTTACTGATGACTTAACCGAGAATGTTCTTATTTTTGAAAACAATTATATTTATAACGATATTAGAAAACCAAAAATGGGTGAACTAAGAACTTACTTAAATATATTAAATTATTCAATACCCTTATTGAGTAATAAGATTGATTTTGGTTGGCAATTATGGAAAGATAACCCATCAATACTATTTTAAATTAAAGGTAAGGTTTAAATATCTGTTTTTTTTAGTATTAAATTATATTTATTATAAAAGAAATGATGAAAGATTTAATAAGACGTAAATTAAATGAAGATATGAAGAAGTCTGACGTTAAATCAGAGATAAAAAAATATATTGACTCTTCAGAGTTTAAAACTAAAATTGAGAAAATAGTCAAGGATAGAATTAAGAACGAAAAAGAGTTGGAGGATAAAGTCGTTGATATAACTAAGAACGTATTAACTCAACTATATAAGCAGTTGTGGGTTAAAAGAGCTTTCTGGAGAAACGGACTATCCAATAAAAGAACTTAAAATGGCTAAGATTAAAATAACCGAAGAACAAGCTACCATGCTTAAGGAAATGGGTAAAACCAAAGTACTGAAGGTAACTAAAGAACAATATGATAAAATTGTTGAAATGGAAGGCACTATATCTGAGAAAAGCCTATCCCATATGGGTAAAGAAATGGTTAAACAAGCCGAACCACAAGACAGACCAAATTTTAAAAGAGAATTAAAAAGTAACCTACCAGAGATGTACGAGAAATTCATTAATGAACTTTACGGTGTTTCTGAATCAACTGAAAAGGTTTATGAAAAACTACACAAACTAATGGAGCTTAACGGATTAATATCCAACGGTAAATTAGTTAAAGAAAAATTTAACGGTGATAAAGAAAGAGTTAAGCAAGTTATTAGTTGTGGTCTTTACGAAATGTCCTGTGGTGGTAGTGTCTATAAAGCAATGGAAGCTATTGAGGAAGCATTAAAATTAAAAGACATTACTGGTGACTATTTTAAAAAACAAATTGGCGAACCAAAGAAGTCTGGTAAATCTAGAGAAGAGTTAGTAGCAGCCATTAAAAGAAAACGAGAAGAATCTAAAAAGGAAACTGAAAGACAAGAAGCCCTAAAAGCACTAGCAAATAGAGAAGAAGAAGATAAAATAGAAGAAGATAGTGGATACCCAGCTGGGACAGCAAACGACCCATCGGCACCATGGAATCAAGATGATTCGGACTACAGAAAGGGCGATAGAGTCGAAGGCGATTTTAAAGTAGTTGGATATAATCAAGAAGTAGCAATACTTTCAAATAAAAAGGGACAATTATTTGCTCTTTATTATTACGATATTGATAATTCAGAATTAGAGCAGTATGCTGATATAGGTAGAACATATATAGGTAATGATGAAGATGGTATGCCAGACTTTGAATATTCTGACGAATTCGACATCGATGAAGATGTTATTTCTAGTTACGTTAATGATAATATTAAACAAATGAAAATAGGTAAAGGTCTTGATGACTTCGAATCTGGAGTTGATTTAACTTTAATAGATGATGAATTAAGAAACGACCTAATATCAGTACATAAAGATTTAGAAAAATACTTAAACAAAGTCGGTGAAGCTACAACGGCTGGCTCTGCTGGCGCTTTCGTACCTGGATTATCTCTTGGGGGTGAACAAAAATATAAGCCACAAGTAAAAATAGTTCCAGAAGAAGAAATAGATGAAGCAACCACAATGGGTAGCGGTGCGATACCAACATTCGACATACCAATGGGTAGGGGTGATAAAGATAAATCATTTTGGCACCCAAAAGGTAGTCAAGGACCTAAAATGAAAGGTAATAAGGTAAATGAAGACTCACAAACTCAAACACAGTGGAAAGGCGGTTCTTTTGTTAAAATTAAAGACGAATGTAATGAATTCCCTTATTGTGACCAAGGAGCTGGAGCAATAGAACTTAAAAAAACTAAAACTTCCGTAATATCAAATGACCACATAGTACAAGAGGTTGCTAAAAAAACGAATAGAACGGTAGAAGATGTTAAAAAGATTATTAATAATAAAAATATATAATTTTAAGTAAAAACTTGATATTTATAATAAAAGACGAGAATTATGAATAAGGATTTAATTAAAGAATACCTAAACACTACTTTCCTAGCTGAGGAAACTATTCCTAATGGTCTTAAAGATACAAAAGCCATTCAAAAGGATGATGCAGATATTAATAAAGAGGCTATGAAGGACGTTGAAGAAAAAATGGAAGAATATTTAGAAGGTATTACTGGTGAAAAAGAAAACGAAGAAGTCGTTAAAAAATACAACTTAAATGATGAGCAAAAAGACGCTCACGAGAAAGGTGAACTACCCAACGGAAGTATGGCAGTTCTTGATGTTAAAGGTGATACTGAAGAATGGAATGATAGACAAGAGAAAGCTATTAAGGGTGACTCAACAATGGGAAATGGAAAAACTGGTGACGAGGTTGCCAATGTAATACCTAGCGACCAAGCTGGATTCAAAGGACCAGAAGGTGACGAAGAAACTTATGATAATTCTATGAACTTTAAAGATGAATTCGAAAAAGCTAAACGAAAAGTTGATGCTAGATTAGCAACATCTGTTGATAGTGATACTAAAGATACATACTTAGATGTTGACGAAGAAGATAAAAAATCTAAAAAAGTTAATGAGGGTATGAAAAGACTAGTATTCAAAAAAGAATTTAATGGTATTGAGAATGCACTCAAATTAATACCAGAATCATACAAAATTGATAACAAGACCTTCCAAATGACTGACGGAAATGAAAATTATGAAATCAGATGGGAAGGCAACATTAACGAAGGCAAAGCAATCGTTATTAAAGCCTCTGATAAAAATCTAATGAATGAGGATATGAATAAAATGAAACATCTTATGAACTTTAAATCTCAAGACACTTTAGGTACGCTTAAAGGTAATGATAGAATTAATGAAGACGAATCATTTAATAACATTTGGAATAAGACAAAAGATTTGTTAAAAGAATCTGAAGAAAAAACACAAGAATAAAATGAAAAGGTTAACATTTAAAAAACCATTCAACGGAATGGATAACGCTTTAAAATTAATTCCAGAATCTTATAAGGTTGATGGACAAGAGTTTCAAATTACAGATGGAACCGAAACATATAATATAAGATGGGATATTAATGAGGCTACTGTACTAATAGCTGATAATAAAAATCTTATAAGTGAAGATGTAAAGAAAATGAAACATCTTATGAACTTTAAATCTCAAGATACTCTAGGAACACTTAAAGGTGACGAAAGAATCAACGAGAACTCTTCATTTAACGATGTTTGGAGTAAGACAAAAGATTTATTAAATGAGTCTGAAGAAATAAATGAAATGACATCTGGTTCTGCGGGTGGATTAGGTTTCACTGGTGAAGGTAACTTAGAAGGTAATACACCAATTAAAGAGATGGAATCTGAAGAAAAAGAAGAAGAAAAAGAAGAAGAAAAAGAAACAGTTAAAATTTCTGACTCACAAATGGAAAAACTAAAAGATGAAGGCATATGTGATTGTGATGATAAATGCTTAATCAACACATCAGCAGATGTTGACTTTAAAGAAGTTTTAGAAAAAGCCGAAAAAATGGATAAAGAATGTATTATTGTCTCAAAAGAGAGAATGGACATGCTAGAAGAAAAAGGTGAATGTGGTTGTGGAAAAATTAAATTAAAATGTCACAAAGAAAGTGAAACCATTAACGAAATAACAAGAACAGAGTTTGAAAATAATGCTTCTCCTACCGATTTGAAAAGATATAAAAGGAATCCATATGAATTTGGACCTTTTGATGATGAAAAAAAGGATGAAAAAGCTATTGAAGAATTGACCCTACCAGATGCTGTTGATTTTGCAACTGGATTTCCAGTTGCCATGCTACCATTTATAGCTACCGCATTAGGTGTATCAGTTGCTGTGGCAAAACATCATTTAAAGAATGCTAAGTCAGGTAAAGAAGCTATGAAAGCCATATATGATATGAAAAATGATAAGGATGGTGATAATGACAATAATCCAAAAAATGAAGGTATTTACGAAGAAGCTCCTGGTGAAGAAGCTACAACACAAGTTAGTGTAGCTGATATAAGAAAAGACCTTAAAACTTTATTGTATAGCCTAAACAAAGCAGACTTTAAAGCAAAAGAGAGAAAAGTAGTCGACAGATTATTAGATATGATTAAACAACTTGGAGGAGAGGAAGATTCTTTCTCACCTAGATTATCATCTAAATTAGATTTAGTACAAAAAGCTATTGATGATAAATCACAACCTAAAGATGCGACACCTGATTTAGCACAAGACGCTATGTCTGCTAATCAGAATGAAGAAAAAGATAGATTTGATGAAATCTTTGAAGATATGTATCAAGAAGAATTAAGTAAAAAACAATCTGAAGTTATGGATACCAACAATGATGGTAAAATTGACGCTGAGGATTTAGCTAACTTAAGAAATAAAAAATAAAATAGTTTAAAAGTTTATATAATAAAACCTCCGCATTAGTGGGGGTTTTTTTGTTTGGTATTATATTTATTAATAAAGAATACAGTTATGGGTAAAGATATTAAAATATTAAATGAGGTTCATAAAATGAAGAACCTAATGAAATACATGGGAGGTGAGAAGTTATCCCCAAAGCAATTAAAAGAAAGTTATTACGAAGAATCGGAAATGCCACTAGAGGAAGGTGTTAGCGACAACTACTCAAGAGAAGTTAAACTAAGTGTTAGCACATACCAAGCAACTATTAATGGTAATGAAATTGACTGGGTTGAAGCAAGTTCAGTAAAATTATCATACCTTATAGACATAGAAGCTAGAGAGTGGGGGATTAAAGGTATTAGTTTATACGCTATAGAAGGACCATCTGAGATTGAATTAGAGGTTTCTTATTACCCAGAAGGTAGTGATGACCCAGAACAAATGACAATAACAGTACCACTAAATTGGGATAATGCCAATAAAGAAGAGGAAAGTGGTAATGAAGTTATAACAGTTGGTGAAGAAGTTGAACTACAACTATCTAATAATGATAAAGGTGAACTATTTGTTAGTGAAATAACAATTCCAGTTTATACCCTATAAAAACTAAAATTATGATATTAAAATTAGGCTCTAAGGGTGAAGAAGTAAAAGAACTGCAAGAAGCTTTGGGCATTTTATCAGATGGTATATTTGGCCCTGGAACAGAAAAATCCGTTAAAGAATTTCAGAAAAAAAATAATTTAATAGTTGATGGCATTGTAGGTAAAATAACATTATCAAAAATACTTTTAGATATAGACACTGATATAACTGGTTTTGATGATTCTGGAGATAGAGACAATAAGTTAAATTATTTAGGTAAATACACAACTAAAGAAGGCCTTGAAATCGATAGGGCATATTTAGATTCTGATGAGTACGTAAAAGATTATGGCAAATTAGAACCACTAAACTTTTTCATACATCACACCGCTGGTTGGAACAACCCATATAATACAATAAATAATTGGAACAGAGATAAAAGAGGTAGAGTGGCAACGCAATACTGCATTGGTGGTACGAGTGTTAGAATAGGTAAATATGGAGATGATAAATATAATGGGAAGGTAGTTGAATGTTTCCCAAACAACTATATTGGTTGGCACCTAGGTAAGGTTGGAAACTTTAATATGTCTAAATATTCCTCAGCAGTTGAAATAAATAATTTTGGTTACGTAACTAAGAAGGGCGATAAATACTATAACTATGTTAATGTGGAGGTCCCAGAAACTATGGTTTGTGACCTAGGTTATAAATTTAGGGGTTATCAGTATTGGCACTCATACACTCCAGAGCAAATAGAAAGTCTAAGGCTTTTAATTAAACATGTGGAGACAACGTATCCAAAAATAAGTATAACATCTGGATTACCAAAACTATTAAAAGATGGTATGCATCCAAAAGATGCTTTTGAATTTAATAAAGACGCTTACTACGGTAAAGTGAAAGGGCTTTGGACACATACCAATGTTAGAAAAGATAAATTTGATTGTTTTCCACAACAAGAATTAGTAGATATGTTAATTTCACTATAACATTTATTTTTCTATTATGATTATTATATTTAAATTATGATAGAAAAAACTGATAAAAATATTAAATTTTTGAGTTATATAGGAACACCTTTGAGTGAAAATAGTATATCGGTTTTATATAGTGCCAACAATATAAATTTTGAGAGATGCGAATTATTTAGTGATTACGTTCAGTCATTACTATCTATTATATTTGATACCTATCTGGGTGATGATATAACTGAAGATGATGATAAGATTAAACATTTTGAGTGGTGCTGGATAAAAAATATAGAAAATTTTGAAAAGGAAAATATAAAATTTTCAATAAAAAGTGAAAGCTTTGACTACTTTAAAGAATTTATGATAGAAGTTTTCTATAATGTGGAATTAAAAGAAGAAAATAAAATCAAACCTATAATAAAAAATCTTTGGAATTCTATATTTTCATATAATGGGACTAAGACCAGTTCAGATATGGACAACTTCATTGAAATATATAAAATTTTAGAAAATTCACTAAAAAAAGGGTAAAAGAGCACATTAGGGTTTATTTTTATTTATAAATACCTATATTTGCGACATGAGAGTATTAGAAATAGTTTTAAGAGAGTTGGCTTCTGACGTTTTAAAAAATGAAGAGAAGCTACAAAGACTAATTAATAGTAATGACGGTGACTTAGATAAATCAATTGAAAAAATTAAGTCACTATTAAAAGAAATCACTCAACTAGAAGATATGATAGAAAAATGGAAATCATATATAGGACCTATTGGGGATGAAAACAATAATAATGAAAGTAAAAATTAATTAAAATGGAAAAGTTTGAAAATTTAAAGACTTTAGTTGAAAGTTTAACAGAAGATATGGATAAATTCCATACAAAAGGTAATAATGCGGCTGCAACTAGAGTTAGACAAGGTCTACAACAGGTTAAAAAAGTTGCACAAGAAATCAGATTAGACATTTCTGAAATAAAGAAAGCCAAAGCAGCAGCTAAAGGTTAATAAGACATTATATGGTTTTGGATATACTTAATAAAATTTTATTTATTTTGTTACTAATGGCAACTCTAAACGTCATTAGACATAGTTATTATTTCATACAGGCATGGGTAAAATCTAGTAGTGAGACACCACAGAAATATATTTTAGGTGGTAAATCATTGTGGATATTAAGTATTTCCATATCATATATATTAAACGCCATAATCAATGGTGTTTATTTGTAAAAAAACTAAAAAAAATGTCAAAAATACAAGAAATGTTAGATTCCCTACAACCATATGTTGTAGGCATCAGATACTTAAACGGAATTCAAATAGTTGATGCGGTATTTAAGGAGGGTTGGACTGTCCCAGATTCTGATGTAATAAAGAGAGAGTTCGTTGATGAATCTCAAAACTACTTTATGTTTTACACAGAAAAAGAGGGCGTTACTATTGACGACCTTTTAGCATATGTAGAAGGTATTATTGGTGTTAACATTGAAAGAGAGAAAAAATATATATTATTGAAGGCTAAAGTTGAAGAACTTAAAAGATTATTTAAAGAAAAATCACTAAGTGAGTTAGAAGAACTTAAATTTTCTTTTACTAAATCTGGGGTTATGCCATCACTAGCCGATATGGATAATTTTGACTTAAAAGATGAGACTGAAATGCCTGAAGTTAATGAAACAACTAAACCAGAGCCAGAAAATCTAGAAGAGATTACCAAGGCTAATGAAAAAGTTAAGGGAAATGGTAGTCTAACAAGTGTAAAGGGACAGAAAATAGAACTACCACCAAAAGACAAAAAGATTGTGGTGGAAGAATATGAAGAACCAAAGATAGTTTGTAAATGCGGACCAGGAGATGTGTGCCCAGCATGTGAAGAATAAAAAAATTTAAAAAACTTACTTAAAAAATAAAGCCTCCAAATCGGAGGCTTTTATATTTCTAAAAGATATTTATAATAAAACAAAATTGTTATGAGAAGATTTGATAAATCAAATAATATTAGAAAAGCTAATTTATTAGTTGAAGAAAGATACCTCATTTCTAAGGGGTTCTTAAAAGAAGAAGAAGCTACACCATCAAAAAGAAAGATAGTTGTATTAGTTGGTCCACCATCAGTTGGTAAATCTACTTGGACTAAAAGTAATTTTCCAAACGCTTATATTATTAATAGAGATGATATAGTTGATAAAGTTGCATCTAAGCATGGTTGGACTTATGATGATATGTTTGCCAGCCCACCAGCAGACGCTAAAGTTGGTGAAGAGGATGAGAAGTATGGTAAAGTAGTCGAATCACCAGAATGGATGAGTTGGGCCGATACTGTGTTTGATAAAGTATTTAAAGCCAATGGCGAAGTTCAAAATATATTCGGACAAAGAGTTAAGGATGCACACCCAAGTGGTCAAGATATCGTTGTTGATATGACTAACATGAATCCTGGTTCTAGAAAAGGTGCGCTTAAAGCCATTGAAGGTAATGAAGGCGAATATACAACTGTTGCTGTTGATTTTAAATTTGCTGGTGCAGAGGAAATCATTAAGAAGATGGCAGCCAAGAGAGCCGAGGCCGCAAAAAGAATGGGTAAATCTAAAACTATTCCACCACAAGCGTTTGATAGAATGTTTAAATCGTATCAAGCCCCTAGTAAAGCTGAAGGGTTTGATGAAATAATTAATGTTAATAATATTAATAATCTTAAAAAAGCTTTAGCTAAGGGTGATAAAATATGAGAAGATTCGATAAGAAATACAATATGCAAAAGGTTAACTTATTAGCCGAACAAAGATACTTACAATCAAAGAATGTAATTGGTGAATCATTAATTATTGAGAATTTTATTAACTCTTATAAGCTATTATTAGAATTAAAATTCCATGATAGTCCAGACGAAGATTTACCTGGTGGTAAAAGGACTATTATTTTTAATAAGGAAGATGAATATCCTTCACCAGAAGGGAATACTCATGGTTTATTAAGCCACGCTATTAAACATTATTTAGAATTCGAACCAGAACGTGTTAAAGGTTTATTAGATAAAGTAGCCAACGAGATTAGACAAGAAGCTGATGAACTATATATGGTTGATAAAAATGGTAATGTTGTATTAGATGGTGATAGAGCAAAAAAAGAAATTAACCATAATGTTATTTTAAATACATTAGACTCGATTCAAGATAAAGTTAAAAATGGTAAAAATTTACTTGATATTGAGAAAAGAATTCATAAATATACCGAAGAAATGGCTAAACAATATCAAGAACTAATAAAACAAAAAATGAATTCAGCTGTAGACATTGACACAGACCAAGAAGTTGCTGATGATGCTATAAGTAATAATAAAAATTTAAAGTTTAAAGGTAGTTATTCTGGTAAAGATTTTGACTATTACCTAGACCCAAAGGATAGTTCATTAGTAGCTTCAGATGGTGATTCAGTTTCCACCCTTTTTAGAATAGACAAAAAGGGAAATAGGTTAGATAAGATGTCTGGATATTTTAGTAGAGGTACTAAAATCTACAATGACAAGTTAAGGTCAGCATTAAATTTATCGGAATAATTGATTTATAATAAAATAAATTTAAACAATAAAATCCCCCTATGTGAGGAGGGATTTTATTTCTAATCTTCAAAGTGTTCAACAATCACATTAAATGCGTAAACACCACCACTGGCTAGTACTCCATCTAAGAATACTATCAAGTATAAGTTTTCAAGACCATAAATGGTAAAGGGGGTATCCATACCTTGCATTTGTAATAAGTAAGATAACCCAAATCCAACCCAGGTTGGCATACACATCATACATGTAAACAATTTGTATAAACTTTTATCACCAGTACCTAACTTAGATAATAAGTTTCTAAATGATTCAAATATAGAACCATATACTAAGATGTTACTAATCCCGTAACATGCTATAATAAAAATAAATAATTTAATCATATTGTTGTTTTTTATACAAAAATAGTATATAATGATGACATTGTCAATATTTATATTATATGAAATATTTCATAAGAAAGAGGTTATTAGAAGAGATTGGTCCAGGAGAACCAAGTAAGGCGGCTGGTGTATTAATTAAGTGTATTAAGACAAATAGAGTTTTACTATTACTTAGAGCTGAAGGTACACATTCAAACAAGTGGGCTATGGTTAGTGGCGGTATAGATGAAGGTGAAGAAGTTTTAAGTGGCCTTAAAAGAGAGATAGGTGAAGAGATGCAAATAAACGCTGATAATCCAGACACTAAAATAGATTTTACTTTTAAGAAAAAAATTGTTAATACAATTAAAAATTCAGAGTTTTATTATTACGAAGGATTTACTAATTCAGAATTTATACCTAAATTAGACCATGAGAACCATGATTACATTTGGTGTAGCAAAGAACAACTACCATCACCATTATATCCTGGCTTAAGCACTAAGATACAAAATATATGAGTAAGAAAAATTTAGAAGGTAAGATATCGTTAGAAGAGGTTCTACACAAATTCAACAAACAAAACGAAAAGTTTAAGAAAAATTTAGAAAAAGAAGAAGCATACGAAGATAGTATAGAAACTATGGACTCTATATTTAACGATATTAAAGCTACCAAAGAAAATACAACTAGAAATAAACTTAAATTTATTGACGAAGTTAAATCTGGACTTGGTGATAAGGTTAAAAAAAACCCAAACAAAATAAAAGTAATAAAGAAAAATTGGTATCAAAAGATATCAGAAACTATAAAAAATATTTTTACTAAGTTTTAATATGAATTACGAGGAGCTAATAGAAACTATTTCAGAAGTTATAAACAATAAAAAAATATATAAAGAAGGTTTAACACTACTTTATGAACTAGATGAAGAAAATCACGCCAAAATGGATGAGCACCTATTCTATAAATCAAAACCAGAGGGTAATTTTGAACATAGAGATATAATTGAACTTGAAATAGATGGTGTTATTATTAAATTTATTAAAAAAAGTTTGGAATATTAAAATCTTTTTTTTACATTTGTATCGAACGTTAAAAATAATCACATGAAAATTAATGTAAAAAGGGATATGAAATTAACAATACTAACCGCAATATTATTTAGTTTATTAGTAACTTCTTGTAAGAAAGAAGACTATATACCATATGAGCTTGTGGAAGAAAATAATCAAGATACAACACAATGGCAGAGTTCTTATTCTGACGGTGGGACAATAACCAATGGTACATATACTAATGACTTATTAGGTACTAAATGGGTTTTAACTAAATACGTCTCTGCTTTCGCTACAGAATACCCAAATGATACTATAGAATTTATTAGTGTTAACACATACGAATTAAATGGTTCTGGTGACAGGACGTATAATTTATCAAATATACCATCATCAACTAACTACGATTTAACATTAAATTATTTTTCACCCTTTGGTGGTAGTCACTACTCTGGAAATGTAGGTTATTACTTCGTTGACGATGGTGAGATAAATAACGTTGAGTTCACTAATATACAAAATACAAGCATGACAATTAGAGCTTGGTTTGAAAAAATTTAAAAAAAAACTTGACAATTAAAATAATCGTATTATATTTGTTTCGAATTTAAACTATAACTATTATTATGAGTAAATTAATTGATACTTTATTAACTAAAGATTCTCTAACAGAGAACGGTATGTCCACAAATTCTACAGCACTAAATTCATGCGTAGATTTATTTTTCAAAATTGGTGCATTAAGAGGCGCTGAAAAAAACATAAAAATTAGTTCATTCACTAAAGCTTTTGGTGAAGACCCATTAACGGCCATGAAGATTCTTTTTTGGGCAAGAGACGTAAGGGGTGGTGCTGGAGAGCGAAAAACTTTTAGAGAGATATTAAGGTATTTAGTTAAAAACAAAACTGAAGTTGTTAAAAACAACATGGCTTTAATTCCTGAATACGGTAGATGGGACGACATGTTATATCTAATTGGAACTAAATTAGAGAAAGAAGCCCTAGGTGAAATCGCGTGTGCCTTAGAAGGTAAAAATGGTCTTTGCGCCAAGTGGATGCCTAGAGGCAACACTAAAAACAGGGAAAAGAAAAGATGGGCTTCGGTCATCAGAAAATATTTAGGATTAACTCCTAAATCTTACAGAAAATTATTATCTGAATTATCTAATACTGTTGAACAGTTAATGTGTTCTAAAAAATTCAAAGACATTAACTATTCTCACGTACCATCAAAGGCTATGTCTGATTATATGAGAGCTTTTGAAAGGAACGATAGTGAGGGTTTTAATAAATACTTAGATTCACTTAAAAATGGGGATACTAAAATTAACTCTGGGGCTATATACCCATATGATGTAACTAAGAACTTACAACATGGTTCTTCAGTAGGTGCAGTTGAGCAATGGAAATCATTACCAAACTATATGGAGGGTTCTAAAGAAAGAGTTTTACCAGTTGTTGATGTTTCTGGTTCTATGACTGTTCCAGCTGGTAATAACCCAAACCTATCTTGCTTAGATGTTTCGGTTTCTCTAGGTTTATATATTTCAGAAAGAAATGAAGGACCTTTTAAAGACGCCTTTTTTACTTTCTCAAATTCGCCACAGCTACAATATTTGAAGGGGGACCTTTCAGATAGGTTCACACAATTAAGTATGGCTGAATGGGGTGGGTCAACGAATATTGAAGCTACATTTAAAACTCTTTTAGATGTATCGGTAAATAACAATGTTAGTGCTGAAGAAATGCCTACAATGATATTAATACTCTCAGATATGGAATTCAATCAAGCCACCAGTATGGGTTGGAGCCAAGCTGAATCAGGCTGGAACCCAACGGTACAAGAAATGATTGAAAAAATGTATGATAATGCTGGTTACAAAATGCCAAAGATTGTATATTGGAACATTCAATCAAGACGGGACAATGTGCCAGTTAAATTTGATAAACAAGGTACCGCATTAGTTAGTGGGTTTAGCCCCGCATTACTAACCGCTTTATTATCTGGAAATGAAATCACACCATACAGTATTATGAGTGATGTTATTAATTCAGAAAGATATGATAAAATAAAAATATAATTTAAAGAATGCATTCAGCAAACTCTTACTTAAACACAAATAGAGAAGAGAGGTTTAGTTGTTTCCTAGGTTTTTAAAACCACGATAAAAAAAATGACACCTTCACTACTGGGCTAGAAGTAAAAGCCCAAGCATTCTGATTTATTAAGGGGATTTGTAATTTTTTTTACAAATCCCTTTTTTAATATTTACACTTTCAGAAAAAATAAGTATCTTTAAAATATAAAAAAAAATAAACATTTGATATGAAAATTTTAATAAAATATATTAAAGAAGACCACTCGGAGTCAATAGTTTATCTGGTTGACCACAACGACAACCCAATCAAGGCAGATATCGTAAATAAAGATGAACAAAAGATATTAGTAAACGAATTACTATCCGAATATTTTACACCAGAAGATTGGGTAAATAATAAAAAAGATTTAACATCAAACGTGAGTGAGATAACTTATGATGAATATTTAAATCAAGAATGAACTTTATAACACAACACCCGATTAAAAAATCAGACTTAGGTTTTCATGGTAACCTATTTGGCGGTAAGTTACTAGCCTGGTTAGATGCAGCCGCAGCATCATTTGCTTGTGAGTTTTGTGACACACCAAGAATGGTTACTAAATCTATAGATAAATGCGTATTTAATAGACCAGCCAGAGAAGGCCAACTATTAAAAATATATGGTAAAGTTGAAAAGATAGGTACAACTAGTGTAGATTTAAAACTTGAAGCTAGAAGTCATAATGTTTACAATGGTAAACAAAACATTATATTAGGGACAAATATAACTTTTGTTAGGGTTGATGAACAGGGAGATGCAATACCTATATCAGAAAGAGTTAAGAATAAAATTAAAAAAAAGTAAATTATGGAAAAAGGATACCCACTATTAATTGTTTTTTATTTGGATAGAGAAATGATGACTAATCCAGATATTGTACAACCGTTTGCCAATTCGGTTAATGACGCATTAGCTCAAAGGGAAGCAAATGCAATGGCTTTCTTTCTACCAACTGATGGTGAGGAAAGAATTGAATGTATAAACCCAATACAGGTTACTAAAACAAATATGAAGAAAATAAATAAATTAGTTGAAGACCTCACAAATAACTTTGACATCGGAAAGGGTGCGGACAAAGGCAAGAGCGACCCATCTAATGATATTGAAATTAAAAATGATGGAAAGTAATAGTAGAGAGTGCGAATTACTATCGTTACTGTATAGGTCTGAAGAACTGTTATTGGAAATAATGGACGGATGTAAAGACAATCAGGATTATATGTACCTATCTATAATAATAAAAAATTTGGAAGACAAAATAAGTCAGCAACAAGATTTGATATGATAAATAAAAATAAATTAACAACACAGTTTTCAAAGAAAGATACGGTTAAAAGGCTTATCAAACAACGTAGATTAAGTTTTAATAAATTAAAATTAAGGGGTTAATATTAAGGTCTAGTGGATGTTCTTCTAATTTTAAGTATGTCCCAGCCAGTATTCTCTTTTATTATATCATACATTTTACCAGTCATAACTTTACTAGCTGTACCCATAAAAACCAAGCCATTTATTTTAGCTTTGGTTACTGATTTATTCAATTCATGATGTAATCTTTGAGCATCTTTTTTACACTTACAAATAACCATATCAAACTGTTTTTCATTATAAATAATTAATTTATTATGAACTACAATTATCTGTTTTGAATGATTAATTTCGGTTATATTTTTAAATAAACTATTTATTATTTCATGTATTGTTACTCTATCGTTTTTGGGGTCCCTACCATATAACCAAAACGTTTCTTCTAATTCATAATGCTGGTCATCTATTACAGTCCATATACCAAAAAGAGGTTTTTCGCTATAAGTCCTACCCATAGAATCCCTTCTAGTTCTAAATTTATCCCCATCTTCAGTATCTTTAACTATGTATAGTCTATACTTAACTGGCTTTATACCATCATAATTTATAAATTTCTTGGGGAACATAACAGATTTATTATCATCAATAATTTTGTGATAATTAATGAAAGAAGCTTCAATAGTTTTACATCTGTGTAGGGTCATTTTATAATCCCCGTTTTTTGTAAGTATTACCCTGTACATATTCAACAAATTTACTTATATTAATACAAAAATAAATAGATGCCCAAAAAAGATTACTATAAAATACTAGGTGTTAACAGAGATTCTGATGCCAAAACAATTAAAAAGGCATATAGAAAGTTATCTAAAAAATACCATCCAGATGTAAATCCAGATAACAAAGAAGCTGAGGAAAAATTTAAAGACGTTGCTTCAGCATATGAGGTCCTTTCTGATAAAACTAAAAAGAGTAATTATGATACCTTTGGTGATGAGAATGGGCGACCCAATAACTCATTTAATGATACAAACATGTCTGATATATTTAGTCAGTTTGGTTTTGGTGGGAGAGCAAATCCATTTACAAGACAAAGACAAACTAGGGGTAATGATTTGGCTTTAAATATAAAAATAAGTCTTGAGGATGTTCATAACGGACTGACTAAAAAATTCAAATATAGGAGGAACGCAAAGTGTGAACCATGTGACGGTGAAGGTGGAACAGAAAAATCAACTTGTCCAAATTGTAATGGTACTGGGTATCAAACATTCCAACAAAAAACCCCAATGGGTATTATGAGACAAATGGTTGATTGTAGTACGTGCGAATCAACTGGTGAGGTAAATAAAAAAATGTGTAACTCATGTTCTGGAAATGGAGTTAAAAATAAAGAAGAATATATAGAGGTTAAAATACCAAAAGGTGTTACAGATAATGATATTATATCATATAATGGTATGGGTCATTCTATAAAGGGTGGTTCTTCGGGTAGACTAATAGTTAAATTATTAATCACAAAAAATGAGCACTTTACTAGAAATGGTGATGATTTAAAATATAATTTAAAATTAAAATACCCACAATTGGTTTTAGGTGATAAGGTAGAAATACCAACAATAGACGGAACTAAAATAAGAGTTAAAATACCAAAGTTAAGTAATATTGGTGATAACTTAAGAATCGTTGGTAAAGGATTAAATAGCAAAAAGGGTGATAATGTAGTTGGTGACATGTTAATAAATTTAGATATTGAAATGCCTAAAAAACTAGAAGAAGGTGAAGAAGAACTAATAGATAAATTAAAAATAATTAATGAAAGAGTTGCTAAAGAATAAAATGAATGATATATTTGATGGAAATATTAACTATATGAGTGAAAATTCAGGTAAAGGTGGGGGATTAGGTTTAAGCACTATGGTGTTTATAGTATTCCTAATACTTAAATTATGTAAAGTAGGTATGGTTGCCAACTGGTCATGGTTGTGGGTAACATCCCCATTATGGATACCAATAATTGTTATGTTTGGTATAATAGTTATGGTACTGATACTTAGCTTTATAGTTAAAATTTTTGATTATTAAATAATATTATATTAACAATTAAATTAAATTTATGGCAAAGTACGAAGAACCATTTAAAGACACACAAGAAATTTTTGATGAAGTGATTAGAAATTCAGGCTTGGACAGGTATATCAACATTAAATTATTGGTAGATAATAAGCAAAAGAAAAAAGTTGCAAAACCATATAAGTCACCAAACTTATTAAAACATGAAACAAAAAATGATGTTTACATTATAATAAATGAATTGATTTTTGAACAACTAGAAACCTGGCAAAAATTAATGGTCGCTGAGGAAGCTATAGCTGGAATTAGTTTTGATACGGAAAAGGATAAACTAGAAATAAAAACTGGTGACATCTCAACTTTTTCAGGGCTATTAAAGAAGTATGGCTATGAAAGGTACGAAGTAGTTGAAGAGTCTGTCAAGACACTATATAATGTCGAAAGAGAAACAGCAGAGGTGTAATGACTAGAGAAGAAATTGCAGAATATAATGAAGAGGCGCTAATATGTGATGGCTTTGATGAAGCCATCATTGGTGTCGCTGAGAGAATAAATTTAGGTCCAGTAGCCGCATATAGCGTTGAAAAAATAATAGAAATACTAATGGAAAGAGACGGTATGACATATGAAGATGCTCACGAGCACTTTTCTTATAATATTATTGGGTCATGGATGGGCGAATACACACCCGTCTTTATTTACACAAATGAAGAATAAATATGAAAGAACAATTGTACAAATTATTAAGTAGTAAGGCATTATCAGAAAAAGAAGAAGCCTTAACCACATTGAAATTATTATCAGAATATCCAGCTGGTATTGGTGACCACTCTACTGGTGACTTTTATAATAATGCTGAAGAGGCTCTACAAAAATTAGTTGATGCTGATGATAAGTTAGAAACACTAGATAAATATAAAGATATTTTATTTAAAATTTAAGATTATGTTAGACTTTTATAGTGAATTTAAAAAATATGCTAAATTACATATGGGTGTTGATGAAATGAAATTTCGTGACTGGGAGAACCTACAATCAAATATGTATAATAATGTTCAAGTGGGTGGGTCATTAACACCTTACATATTGGAAGAAAGGGAAATGAGAGTAACTCAGATGGACATCTTTTCAAGACTAATGATGGATAGAATATTATGGGTGGCTGGCCCAGTAAACGACCAAATGAGCACTGTACTTCAAGCTCAATTAATGTTTTTAGATAACGTTGAGGAAAGAGACATTACGATGCATGTCGACTCACCAGGGGGGTCAGTTAAATCTGGATTAAGCATGGTAGATGTTATGAATTATGTTAAATCAGATATTGTAACCATAAATACTGGTATGGCGGCCTCCATGGGCTCAATATTGCTTGGTAACGGAACTAAAGGTAAAAGATTTTCACTGCCAAACTCAAAAGTTATGCTACACCAAGTTTCCGCTGGGGCACAAGGCCATGTTGAAGACATGAAAATTAGTATTGCGGAGGCTGACAAATATAATGATAAACTATTTGGCATGTTAGCTAGTTTTTGTGGTAAAACAAAGAAAAGAGTATTAGCTGATTGCAATAGAGATAATTGGCTTGATGCGAAAGAAGCTTTAGACTATGGCATCATTGATGGTATAGTTGAAAATAAATAAAGTAAAATCGGGTTGTTACTAATAACAAATGAATATAAAATTAAATTAATATGGAAACAATAATTTTAGTAACAGTCTTATCAACACTAGGTGTAGTTGCAATGCTTACGGCAATTGTGGTTATGGCTTTTAAGTTGAGAAATAAGGTTGATGTTAATAGTTTCGAAGAAGAAGTAAAAACTATTTATAATGAATCAAATATAAGATTCTCTGAATTAGAATCAAGACTCGATGATGAAATTCAACACATACATCGAGAACTTAATAATAATGTTGAAGAAGCGCATAGGCGTATAAATAATGAAAGTGAAGAAATTAGGAGACTAATTGATTCAAGGCTTGATAAATTAGACTCTAAATTTGTTGGCGGTATTAACCAATTACAGAATGAGTTAAACTTTAATCTAGCTAAAAATAAAATGGGTGAGGATATACTCACACCTATAGACTAATAAAACAACAACCCGATTTTAAATGAGGACCTCGAAAGATTTCCTCATTTTTTTTTTAACCACTTGACTTTAAGATAAAAGTTTATTATATTTGTGAATATTTAAAAACAAAAGATACGTTCTTTAACATATGGGGCAAAATGGTTATTGATTATTTATAGTCGTGATTAGTAAGCATGCAGTGTTAGATTGGAAACACTTTAATTACCTATCATTTTTCTTAGATGGAAACGAGTTTGACATCGATGAAAACTTCCTAGATACCGCTTCAGTAGAAGTTGGTACGGGAGAGGTTGCATTCGCCTAAGAGTAATGATGATGGTGGTAATCCACCAACCCTCTTTGATAGTAGAGTTTAAAAAATTATCCAGAAGATTAGTTATCAGTAAAACGAACTGTAATAAGGGAACTGTTAAACTTTGCTGGGATTAGAAACCAGATAAGCATGTAGAAAACTCTTTATGAGTAAGTAAGACTAGAGTTCGAATCTCTATTGCTCCACTAATACTCCTTTATTTTTATATCAAGGGGTTTACTAAAAAAATATATTACTTATATTTATAAAAGAATAAAAAAAATAAAAAAAATTTTATTATGTCAGTTATTACAGAAAACAGTACAGTGATGGTCCATTACACTGGTAAATTAAACGATGGATTTGTGTTTGATTCATCAAAAGCCGTTGAAGGTGATGATAGGTTTGTAGATAGAGAACCATTAAAAGTTGAGTTGGGTAAAGGGTTAGTTATACCTGGATTTGAAAAGGGTTTAATCGGAATGAAAGCTGGTGAAACTAAAACCGTTGCCATACCAACAAAAGAAGCTTACGGTGAAAAAAGAGAAGACATGCTTCAAGAAATACCTAAAGAAAACGCCCCAAAAGATGTTAAAGTGGGTGCTGGATTACAAGCGGATGGCCCAAACGGAAAAATGGTTGTTGTTGTATCTGAGGTTAAAGAAAAAACAGTTGTTATTGATGCAAATCACCCACTAGCTGGAAAAGATTTGAATTTTGAATTAGAGGTAGTTTCTATCGAGAAATAGATATATTAAATAACATTTAAGACATTAAAAAGCCCACAGTTGTGGGCTTTTTTATTATAAATATATATTTATTATAAAAATAAACACTATGAAAGAATTTATAAAAGATATATTTACCGAAGACAAAAATGAAGGTAAATATTCATCAAAAAAAACAGTTGGAATAATTGCTGCTATTTTAGGTTTTATTGGATTTATTGTTGACGGGTTTCACTTTTACGAAATTAGCGAAACTATGTTTGATTCAATATTAATTTTTTCGGGTACTATGTTAGGTGCCTCACTTGTTAAAAGTTTTAGTAAAAGCAGTAAATAAAAAACGAATGGGGCTCAATAAGCCCCATAGTTTTATTTATTAACGTTATTATTATTATTATTATTATTGGTATTATTAGCGTTGTTACTATTTGTTGGCTTAGGTCTATTAGCTTTGTTTTTTTTACATCCACATCCCATGATAATATAAATTTATATCTATTGTTATACATTAATAAATATAAGATTAAGATAAAAAAAATAAAGGTAAAATGTTTATTTATGTTATTTTTTTTATATATTAGTTTAAAACAATCATGCTTTTTAAGAAATACGTAATAACAATAATTGACGAGAAATGGAATATTGTCAAAACAAAATTTAAGGTAAAGGTTATACCAAGAATTCACGAGCTATTTTATTTGGAAGAAAACGGTAAATACTATAGAGTTGTCAATGTAATACACAATATAAAAAAAACACATGAGCTATGCGTTGTTATAGAGGAGTATATTGATGATTATAAACTAAAAGATAATAAAGAAATTATTAAAAGTTAATTTATGAAAAAATTATTGATTAAATTTTGTCAGTTTTTAACTAAAAACATGTTAATTCGCATTTTTATTTTATCAATTATAACACTTATTTCAGCAATAATTGCTAATTTTTATGAACCAGCCGAAAAGATTATGTTGGTGTGCATACTATTACTAACAATAATAGCTATAATTTTTATAATTTACGCCTGGATTATAAACCCGATAAGAAGACTAATCGATAAAAAAAATAAAAAATAATTGCTTTAGACTACAAAAATAATTATATTTGTATATATTTGTATAAATAAACGGTAGTTAAAGATTAGTTTCAGCCAGTTTTAAGACAAGTTATAGTTATAGTTAAAAACTAATCTGACGTTATAAAGAAAGGTTTCAGCAAATAAGCTTTAAATATATGATTAATTTAAAAACGCCTTTCTGATAAAACAACTACAATTTTTCATAGTTTTAAGAACCAAAGTAGTGTTTTAAGTTGGTTCACAATTTTATCGTTATTTTTAAATTAAGTCCTTACCAACCAGGTGAGGATTTTTTTTATTCTTTATTCTTGTATTATATTTTATATTTTTATATATTTGTTATCAAATAATTGATTTATTATGATTAAAACTCCATCAAAACTACCAAAACTACTTATAATTGGAAACGCGAGACACGGAAAAGACACCCTGGCAGAAATACTTAGGGATGAGTTTGACCTAACATTCGAATCATCATCAAAATCAGCTTCAGACATATTCATATATGATTTATTTAAAGAAAAGTATAGTTATAAAACACCCGAAGACTGCTACCAAGACAGAATTAATAGAAGACAAGAGTGGTATGAAGCAATATGTGAATATAACAAATATGATAAAGCCAGACTAGCTAAAGGAATATTATCTAGAACTGGTTGTTATGTTGGAATGAGAGACAGAGAAGAGATAAAAGAATGTATCAACCAAGGACTGTTCGATTTAATTATCTGGGTTGACGCCAGTGATAGATTACCCGAAGAACCAGCAACATCATTTAATATAGATAAAGGGTGCGCTGATATTATAATTGAAAATAATGAAACTTATGAAGACTTTCACACCAAGGTCTTAAGGTTAGGTAAAACTTTAATAAATGAAAAATAAAATAAACATAACAAAATTATATATTATATTAAGTATTTTTCTATTATTATTCTTGATGATAAAAATTGTGAATATTAATAACGATAATATAAAATTAAAAGAAATAAATAAAAGGAATATTATTACACACACCAAAATAATCGATGATTATTTAAATATAAAGGAAGAAAACGACTTAATGTTAGATGAAATCATAAGACTTGAAGAAGAAAATAAAATACTGGGTAGTTATATTGCAAATGATGAATTAGAAAAATGACTGAAGAAGAAAAAATAGAAGAAAAAATTACTGATGTTTTAAGAACCATAGCCGACCCAGAGTTACCAGTGAATATATATGAACTGGGGTTAATATATTCTATAAAACTATCTAAAGTAAATAATAACACTTATGATTTGGATATAGTTATGACCGTTACAGCACCAAACTGCCCAGCAATAGAATCAATGCCAAAAGAGATTAAAGAAAAAACTGAGAGTTTAGATGATATCAAAAATTGTAATGTTAAAATTACATTTGACCCACCATGGGATATGAGAATGATGAGTGAGGCCGCAATGCTAGAATTAGGTATGTTATAAATAAACAAAAATGGGATTAAAAGAAGATTACAACTGGGATTTTATATTTTTATTACTTGGATTAATATTTTTTTGGTTTTTAATATATTTTTTAGTTAAAATCTGTTAAAAATATATGGGAGGTAAATTTTACATTAATTGGGGCAAGGATAAGTTAATTAACTCCCACTATATTCATACGGTAAATTATATTAAGGAAATTGAACCTAACTCTACAGTATTGGATGTGGGGGGATTTGGATGTGGGGGGCTAAATACAACGGTATATCTAAAACAAAAAGGGTGTAGTATCGATGTTCTAAATATTGACGATTCTGTAAAAGGGTGGTGTAATGATTTTGATGTTCACTTTATTCATGCAGACATATTCAACTATAGTTATAAAGAAAAAAAATATGATGTAATTATACTAGAACTTGTTATAGAAACTCAAATTAATATGTATAAAGAAAATCTCATTGATAAGCTAAAAAATATATTAAAACCCAATGGATATATATTAACATTTTATGTAGATGATATAAGTAAAGTACCCACTAAAAGATTAAAAGAAACAAAACACCTCATAGAAGAATTTAAAAAAGATTATCTAAATAATATACCTATAGAAGAAATATATAAAGAAGAATTTATCGGTATAGATAATAATAGGAAATATATGAAATGGTTTAAATTTAAAAAAAAATAAAAAAAAATTGTTTTTTTAAAATATTTTTATTATGTTTGTTACCAATCAATCTTTAATGTAAATTCCTACACACATTAAAGTTCAAAAATAAATAAAATGAGTGGTAAAGTTTTTCATATAATTGAAGCTAGAGATTTAGATACTAATCAAGTAGAAGAGCGAAGATTATACACTACAGAAGAACAGTATAAAATTAGAGGTCCAAAACAAATTTCTAAATTCGTTAAAAAATATAAAGTTAAGGTAACTAAATATGTGTGTAACGAATCGGTTGAAATATTAAATCAAAAACCAGTATGTTAAAATACAGAATGTATGGACTAGTACCATACAACATCAGTCCAATACAGCAAGGAATTCAATTTGGACATGCAGTAGTAGAATATGGTATATCTAATACGTTAGAACATAACTACATACAATGGGCACACAATGATAAGACATTCATCATTTTAAATGGTGGAACTACAAATACAAACCCTTTATCATTGGGGACTTTGAATCAATCTAGAAATGATTTAAAAGAAATGAAAGTTGAATATGCATCATTCTATGAACCAGATTTAGGAGACCAATTAACTGCCGTAGTCTTTTTAGTGGATGAACGGGTTTGGGACAAAGATAAATATCCTGAATATGATGAATTATTACATGGAAGTTATACAGATAAACCAAATCATGACTTTGATTTATTCGGTGATGATGCAGATAAGATATTAGAAATGAGAGAATTCCTTTCTAATTATAGATTGGCATAAATAAGGTTAATTCACCTACCTGTTTAAATGGTGAGTAAAATAAAAATTAGTATGAAAAAAGAAACATTACTTAAAATCTTGGGGTATATCTCCATTGGGTTGGTAATACTTATTACACTTAAATATATTAAGATGTTACCAGCATTTCTAAAAGTATTGGCCCTGGCGACCAATGTATTAACAGGTTATTTCGCCTATAATAATTTAATTAATAATAAAAAAACAAAAAAAAATGACAATTAAAAGTATTTTTAAAACAGCAGCGTTGAGTTTTATTGGTATCACAATATTAGGTGTGATATTCTCAGCATGGGTTGATGTAGACCCAGGACAAGAAGGGTTTTCTTACCGACCTTATAACGGTGGTGTAGATATGAAAGCGAGTTATACTGAAGGAACGTATTTTATCGCTCCGTGGAATGATGTAATTACATATAATATTCTACAACAATCCAAATCATATGAGTCCACGGTAATGGATGTCAATGGAACGGATATTTCTGTAGAGGTAGCGGTTAACTTCTCAGTTAAAAAGGGACATGCCGCAAAACTACACCTTAAACACGGTAAAGGATATATTCAATTTATTGATGATAAGGTAAAAGGTGCAATTAAAGATGTTGTGGGTAGATACACATATCAAGAAGTATATTCTACAAAGAGAGAAGCCTTGGAAGGTGAGATAGAAGAAATATTGATTGAGGACTTTAAGGGTAACTATATTGTATTTCATTATGTAGAGATTGCAGACGTAAACCTACCTAAAAACATTGCAACTGAGATTACCAATAAGGAGACTCAGAAGCAGAAAAACCTTACCGCACAACAGAAACAACAAGAACAGATATATCTAGCAGCGGCAAAAATGGAAACTGCTAAAGGTGATAGTGCAAAAGTAGTAATTAGAGCTAACGCAGAAGCACAATCTATTAAGATTAAGCAAAAACAACTTCGCCAATCTCCACAGTATATTGAATACTTAAAAGCTAAGCAGTGGAATGGTCAGATGCCCAAAGTAGTTGGTTCAAGCGGTGGTTTAATTATAGACCTAAAATAATAGATATGTTAGAACTATTTATAATTTTATATATTATTAGAGTTATATTATGTACGCTAATAACCCTAATATTTGATAAATTAGAGCTAAAAGAAACCTTTATGGTTAATAGCGCCATTCAAGCCTTAATATTCATATTAATGCCATTCTATATACCGTATCTCTTTTGGAGGATAATAGAAAATAAATTTAAACAAGAAGGGGTCTAAGACCCCTTTTTAAAACAAAAAAAAATGAAAAAAATATTATTATTAATTTTACTTTCACCTTTAGTATTACATTCACAAAATAAATTGTTTTATGTGGAAGCTAATGGAGGTGTAAGCACGACAGTAAATTACGAAGATGAAGTCATAGACATTGTGGATATGAGTGTAACTTACAAAAACAATGATAGATTTATGGGTTCAATATCTATAGGGTCTAATATACCAATGGGTGATTACAGTTTAATAGATATACAAGTTGGTGTAGTTTACCCATATATTATAACGGGCAAAGTAGGAGTTGGCTCTTATTACGGTAAAAATGAACAAATATCTATTGTATTGGGTGTTAGGCCATATCCTTTAACTGGGTATATGCAATTAAATATTAGACCTAACACTGGATTACACTTTACAATATGTGGAGAAATAGGTACTGGTTCGGACATATCTTTAGGTGTTAGAAGTATCTTTAATGTAGGAATGAGATTACCAATTTTTAAATAAAAAATTATGACAAATTCATTACTTTTAGGTTTAGTGGTGTGTGTGTTTTTAATTATAACACAAAACGTAGTATTAAAAATATACAAAAGATTTCCAGAACACGGTATAGGACTCATGTATGGAAGTTTAGGTGTTAAACTGATATTTGTGTGTGGTATAACTATTGCCTTAAGAAGTGAAATAGAAAACTCTATTTTATATGCAATAATCATTTTAATGGGTGTGTTATACAGTAATGTGAGAACCATATTAGAATTATATGTAAAAACTAATTAAAAAAACAAAAATGATTAAAGAAGAAAAACATACAATAGATTTAGAATATTTTAAAAAATATGTTGAAACTTATGATTATAGTGAATTTGAATATAATGAAACATTTATAAAAGATATGATTTATGGTATTGGTTTAGCCGTTAACGGTGATAAGTTCAAAATGGCTGATGGGTATAAAAGATTTGAAGATTTCTTATTAAATGAAATTATAAAACAAAAACAAAGATGAAAATATTTTTAAGTTTAATGATAATGCTTTGTATGGGAATGACCTTATACCATTTCATCTCTCAACCAGAAGAGACAAACGAACTTATATTATGGTCAATGTTAACCCTATTTAATAGTCAATCTTTAATTAATATAAACCAAAACTGAGATGAGTAAAGAAAGAATAAAACAACTAACAGAAGAATATCCAGGTTGGATATCTTCTCTACTAGAAAGAGGTCTTATGGAGCATCAGACAAGTTATGGTGACATGATACCTGTACCCAATGAAGTAGTAGTTTTTATTAAAGAATTTTATGAATACGAACAAAACAAAGATGAAGAAAACTGATTATAAACCACTAATTCCAATATGTTCAGATGAAGAACTAAAAGACATCGCAGAACAATGGTGTGATTTAGTTGGTACAGAACCTACTAACACTACGTTAAACGCATTTATGATGGGAGCAAAAATAGCTATATCTAATATCGGTTGGGTAGTAAACCAAAACGAAGATGATATGAGAATTGAATGTTTAATCGGTGAAACATATCAAGTTACTGATGGTTCTACTGTATGGCTTCAAGGTAGTTTATCAGATTGTGAGTCATACTTAAACCAAAAAAAAGATGAGTAAAGAGATTAACATACAGGTAGAAACCATTGAGGTTAAGGGTGAGGTGATACCATTACAACATGAATGGAAAGTTTGTGAAAATAATAAAGAATGGTACGGTAGATTACCCAGAAAGAAGAAGAAACAATTAAAGAAACGAATGGGTGAAGAATCTTTTGTTAGTTGGTGGAATGGACTTGATGTATATTATCATCCTGATATTGAAGAAGAATTAACAAAGTTACTTATAAATAAACCAAAACAAAGATGAGTTATGAAACAAGAAAATAGAATAATTAGAATGATAATGGATTCCGATACTGTTT